TTAATGGAAGATATTTTTGAAGGGGAATTGGGACCACTTCCCGAAAATATCAACCTTGACCAACCTTATTCCCTTACGTTTGCGTTGGCGCAAAATGCCCAAGTTGTTGCTCCTACCGAAATGGGGGACGGTCAAGTTGGGACGGTTGAACGGAATGAAGATTGGGTTTCAAAATACGTTGATGAAGTCTTGACGGGAATTGACCGGGAATTGAACCCGGAAGAACACTTCAATAGGTTTCTTCGGTAATGTGTTTTGCTTGCGCCCATAGTCTGATTCAACGTGAATTGGATGAAGACGGCATCAACAAAGTTGTTGCCGATATGGTCCGGGACTATGATAAGACCTTGACCGGGGCTTGGGCTCGGGAATCGGATGAAGCGATAAACGAAAGTATAAAAGCCTTCAATGACGCGCCGGACAATACCACGGGTTACCGTGCGATGATTGCCGTTCTAGCGGTCAAGTTGAAGGGAATTACCAAACCCAAAGACGTAAAGCGTTTGACCATTTTAACGGACGGTCTTTACCGGGTTGTCAAAGAAGCGGAAGCCGCAAAGGTAAATACTGCTTTCAAGATGACCAAACTTGACAAAGGCATTGTCCGGGCATTGGCCAATGACGGCCCGTATTGGATTGGTAATTTTTACGGGGACCATTTATCACAACGTATTGCGGAAGTTGGATACAATGTAACGGTTGAAGGGGGCTTTGGGCGGGAAGCGGCCGGGCGCACAATGAAGGATGTTTTGCGCCGGGAATTTGCATTGTCCGGGGGCGCGTCTTCATTTGAATCCACTATTCCGGCCCGGTTTGCTGGGAACGTTGATAACTATACCCGAATCGTTGCGGCAAATGTGGCGCAACGCTCCCGGGTTTATTCGTCCGTTTCTGCGATGGATGACGCGGGATTTGCCCGTTACCAATTTACGGCCGTAATGGATGAAAGGACTTCGGAAGTTTGCCAGGAAATGAACGGCCGGGTTTTTACGGTTGCTAGTGGGGTTCAAACGTTGCAAGACGTTTCCCTTTCCGAATCCCCCGAGGATTTCAAGCAAGCGCATCCATGGCCTAAAAACGTGGAATCCGTCCGAGTGATTGCGGGGACGGGTTCTTTTTCGGAACAAAACAAAAACTTGGAAGAAGCGGGAATTGCACTTCCCCCCTTACATGGTTTTTGCCGTTCCTCGGTTGAAGCGATTGACTAGGATTGTTACCAATGCCCAAAGGGAAAGTAAATGGACGCACATACTATCGGCTTAGTCATTGGCGGAATTCTTGCGGCATTGGGGGTAGGGGCAGGGGCCGGACGCTATCTTCTTCCGAGGGGCGCCCAAGGTGAAGCGGTCCCGGCCGGAGTAACCAACCCGGGAGTTGTGAACACGGGGCAAGTTGCGGCATTAGATATTGTAACGGAAACGGAATGCCGTGAAACCCGAAAAGAATTGACGGATTCATTTGTCAAGACTTCGGAAAAAATGGAAGTTGTCTTGGGCAAGACAACCGATAGCCTTCAAGCCCTAACAACTGCCGTAACTAAACTTGAAGCAAAAGTTGACAACATGCCAACCGAAATTGAAAACGCTTCTATTCTTTCAGTCCAAGGGCATGAAAGCCGTTTCCATGGGCGCCCGGCAACCGGGGGTTACCCGAAGGTTGCAAAATGACCGTTGTTGCCTACAAACAAACTTGTGATTTTATCGCAAGGGATGAAACGGAAGCCGTTGACGGAAGCGGTTGGGAACGTCTTGTTACCGGCGTTGTTGCAGACCCTGAAAACGTTGATTCATACGGTAACACAATTTCGGAAGAAGAAATCAGAACGGCAATGCTTCGGTTCATGGAAGTTTTCCAGAATACCGGAGTCAATCATATTAAAGACTCGGCAGATAACCCGGTCCTTTTCAATGATGTTATTCGTATTGTTGAATGTTGGCAAACGCGGAATGAAGACGTAATCAATGGGGTCCGCGTTCCGAAGGGGGCTTGGGTTATGACCGTCCGGGTCTTGGATGACGATATTTGGGAAGGCATCTTGAACGGAACATATACCGGGTTTTCCTTGGAAGCATTTGCAAAGCGAATCCCGGTTGCGGCATAAGGGGATATTATGACAACGCAAGCCGATGAAGAACGGAATCCGACCCATAAACTTGAAGACGTTGAAGTCTTCAAGGTTGACATTGTTGGGCGCCCGGCAACCGGGGATAAATTTATGGTTGTCCGTTCGGAAGGGGAAGAAGAAATGCCGAAACGCACAAGACGCGCAATGACAAAAGACGCGGTTGAAGCGTTGCGCCGGAGTAACGCGGACGGGAAATCTGTTCCTGTTGTCGCCCGGCAGGAAGCCGTTGAAGTTGCCATTGACGGAACGGCCATTACCGGCGCGGTTGTCCGGCAAGTCCCCCGGGCAGATTCAACAACGGAACGCAAGCGCAAGGCGCAAGAAAAGCGGTCCGAAAAATATGGGATTGAAGCCCTTGAAGACAAGGGGGAAAATCTGTCCTATCCCTCGGGGGACCCTACCACGGAAAATCTTTATGGGGACCCCGTAAACTTGAAGTATCCGTTGGGACAGGAAGATAACAAGATTGACGTTGCCCGAGCGAACAACGCCCGAGCCCGGTTCAAGCAAGCCTTCAAGGTCTATAGCAAGACCGAAAGCCGGCGCGTCATTCATACGCGGATTGTTGAAGCCCAATTGAAGGGGGGCGCGAATCCGTCTTACAACCCCGATGACAAACTTGACCGGCTTTTACCAAAGGAAGTCCGGGACAAATTACAACAATCGGTTGAACGGACCGAAGAAGATGAACCCGAAACCAATTCCGAGGAGAAAACGCGAATGAAGAACCTAGATGAAGGTATCGGCCGGCTTGAAAAGTTGGTCGAACGGATGGAAGGCGTTTTCACCGGAGCCCTGGGGCTTACGGCAACTGCCCCGGTTGCATCCGGGGAAAACCAAGACCCCGAGGGGAAACCGGCCCCGGAACCGGAAGCGACCCCCGAACCCGAGCAAGACGCGGCCCCCGAGGGGAAACCGGCCCCGGAACCGGAAGCGACCCCCGAACCCGAGCAAGACGCGGCCCCCGATGGAAGTCCCCAGGAAGCCCCTGGGGACGCGGAAGCCGAACCGGGGACCCCTACCCCTTCCGAGCCCGAAACGGCCGAAGAAGCCCCGGCTACGGCCGTTGACGGGCAAATTGAAGCCCTTGGGGAATCAGTTGCCGGCTTGACGGCCGTTGTTGAACGTATGGGACAAACCTTTGAAGCGGGTTTGACTTCCATTTCCAAGACCGTTGAAGGGTTGGCGGGGTAGGTCAACAAGGTTGAACGTTCCGTCCGCTCGGGCGGTAATGCTGAAGAAGATGGAACCGAAGGGCCGGTTGAACGGTCGGACGGTAACGGTTCGGGCAAGGGTCTATGGGCCGGAGTCTTGCGCTAAAGAAACCGGCCCGGGACCGAAAACTAAAACCGAAAGGAAAAGGAAATGTCCGAACAAAAACAACGGCAATATGAAGGTCAAAAGGCCGTTGCCGAAAAAGGCGGGTTGGTTGCCTTGTTGACCAAACTTGACACCGAAGGAACCCTTGCGGGGAATTACGTTACAAGTATTTCCGTTGCCAGTAACACCGTAACCAAGGGCTAACGCGGCCCATACCATAGCAAGCGAATCAACGCTACCAAGGAAGGAAGAAGACCCATGACCAACAAGGAATTGATGGAACGGGCCGCAATCACTACGGCCCAACTGATTGACGCGGGGAAACTGAATCCCGAACAAGCCAACAAATTCGTTTCCTACGTTGTTGACGAAAGCGTCTTGAAGAACGTTGGGCGGATTGAACGGTTTACCCCGGAACAAAAGTATATCGAAAAAATCGGGGTTGGCAACCGAGTTGCCGTCCGCAAGGCGGAAGCCGTTGACCCGATGATTCGGCGCCTTGTGTCAACTTCCCGGGTTACCCTGCAACCCGTGGATATGATGGTTCCCTTTGAAATCGGGGACCTTTTCATGCGACACAACATTGAAGAAGACCAAGTTGAAGATACCATCATTCAAGAAATGGCAACAACGCTTGCCAACAACTTGGATGAAGTTTGGATTGGGGGCATGTTGCCGATGGTTGCCCGTCCCGAGTCCGATATCTTCCTTGACGCTTCTTCTACCAATTACATTGGGGACGATTACCTTTCCGCCTTTGAAGGTTTCTTGAAGCAAGCGTAAGCGGGACACGTTGTTGACGCGGAAAACGCGGCAATCGGGGGTCCCATCTTCAACAAGGCAATTCTTGCAATGCCTACCAAATTCCGGCGCAATCGGAATTTGATTAAGTATCTGTCGAGCCCCGACCATGAACAGGCATACCGGGAAGCGCAATCCCAACGGGCAACCCCCCTCGGGGACAACGCTTTGCAGTCCGTCAACAACTTGACCCCCTTTGGGGTTGAATTGATGCCCGTTCCGTTGATGGAACGTTCCCCGCTTTACGCGGAAGATTCGGTTGCCGCGTTGACTGCCGTTGCGTTGGCGCATAAGCCAATTTCGGACGTGGTTATCACTCCGACCAACCTTCCCATTTACCCGGGAACGGGAATTGTTCCCTACATTGAAGGAACCGATTACACCGTTGACTATACCAACGGGACTTGGACTTCTTTGGGGGCCGGCATTACGACCGGGCAAACCGTCCGCGTTTCTTACCGGACGGGGGGCAAGTTGATGTTGACCAACCCGAGCAATCTGATTCTTGCCATTGGGCTTGACGTTCGGATTGAACGGGACCGAAACATCTTCAAGGGTGTCAACGAATACGCAATCACGGTTTCCGTGGATTGCAAGTTTGAAAATACGGACGCGGTTGTCTTGGTTAAGAACCTTGAAGACCCGACCCTGTAACATGGGACTTGACCCCCGGGGTTAGTCCCCCGGGGGTCGGATTCCTTGTTGGGTCCGAAGTCATCATTTGGACCCTAACAACGAAAGGGGTAACAAGATGACAGATTTTGAGAATTGGGCATACTGTGAAGCAACGTTCCATGCCGGAGCGTCTTACACGGTTGCCGGGGTTCGCTTCAATCGCAACGTTCCAAAGCGGGTTACTTCCGTTGCCGTCCGGCGCAAGTTGGAAGGGGTCAAGGGGTTTCTTCTTCGGGACGTTGAAAAGCAAGACCTGAAACCGGCTCCGGTTGTCAAGACCGTCAAGAGAAAAAAGACGGTCAAAAAGGTCAAAAAGGTCAAAAAGACGGAAGGGGATGAATGATGCCCAAGCAACTGTTGATTTCCTATACCGGCAAAACGCCGGTTGAAGTCGATTTGACGGGGGCAGTCAAGCGGGAAGCCGTCAAGGCGAAAAAGGAAAAGCGGGAATCCGCGTTCCAACGCCTTGCCGTTGTCCGCTCGGGGACCCTTTCCCTTCGGCAAAACACAACGGCCGTTGTTTCTGAATCCGAGTTGGAAGCCGTCAAGGAAACACTCGGGGACCGAACCTTTGCCCGTTACGTTGTCTAACATGGGGAATACAAGCCCCGGAAAGCCCCCCAGGGGGACGCGGCGCCCGAGCCGACCCCCGAGCCCCAACCCGAGCCCCGGGAAGGCGAGGGGACCCAACCGGAGCCCCGGAGCCCTACCCCGGAAATCATGGTTTCCGGCAAGGGCAAAAAGGGCAAGGGCAAAGGGAAGTAACCCTTTGGTCAAGGTGCAATTCAGGGACGGGCAAACCCTGTCCTTTGATTTGAACCGGGAAGCGGACCGGCTTTCCTGGGAACGTTTTTGTTCCGGGGAAGGTTGGTCCGAGTCCATTACGGCAATGGGGGTCCATTGCCGGAAAACGCTTCATTCTTTGCCGGTCCCGAATTCGGGCTTGAAAGCATACGGATTCGGGGCCGGCTTGATAACTGGAAAACCCAAGCGGAATATATTAGGTGAATCGGTTTGGTTTTGTATAAAAGGGTTGCGGATTGAAATGCAAGTTTATAATACAAATCAACGTGTAATGAAAGTATGCGTTGAAAAGGAATGTTATGCTCCCTAAATTGATTGAAATTGATAGTGCGGTTACCCCGTTGCCGTTGCAGTATGAAAACGCTTTCCGTTTCCAATTTGGATTCACGGCAAGCCGAGTTTACATTGTTGGGGTTTTTGTCGTTACCATTCAGAATGCCCCTTACTTTTCGTTGAACGGTCAAGATGATTTGGCCCTTGTTGCGGCTTTTCCCGCTTGGCGGATTGACCTTCCAATTAGAACAAATGAAATTTGGGTAAGGGCAACCATTCCCCAATCACAAAAAATTGCGATAATGGCGTTTCCTTTCGGTTCCGCCATGAACAACAAACGGAGTCAAAGGAAATGAGCTTACCGGCAAAACTAATCGAAATCAACGGATTGGCGAATACGGTTTACGATGATTCCGAAATGTATGAAATCGGTTTTACCGCGCATCGTATAATTGCCCTTTGGCTTTCAGGCGGTCAACCCGTTTACCTTTCTTTCAATGGGAAAGATGACCATATTTACCTTGGGACATCCCCGAGTCAACTTGTTGATTTCAACGGTTCCTTCAATCGGGTTTGGGTAAGGTCTGCCGTTGCGGCCGGCAATGAAGTTGTCAAAATTATGTGTTTCCCGGAAGCGGGTTAATCAATGCCGAATCCCGAGCGATACGCAACGCTTCAACAGTTGCGAAATGAAGGGTTGCCAGGGGACGCTTCAACCGAAGTAACGGACGCGCAAGCCTTGACCTTGTTGTCCCGGGCTTCCGAGTTGGTTGAACGGCTTACCCGTAACCTGTTTTATGAAACCCAAGGGACCTTCATTTTTGACGGGAATAATTCCTATCTTCTTCATTTGCCCTTGGCAATCATTGACGTTGAAAGCCTTACTATCAACAATGAAACAACCGCGTTGGGCTCGGCAGATTTCCGCGCATACACGGGAACGCAAGCCCCCCAAGATGACCGTTACAACCCAAAGATTGAATTACGCCGGAACGCGCAACCTTCAATCTTTACTGGATTTCAAACGCGGAAGTTTTTGAAGGGGTATGACCAAACGATAATTGGTCGTTTCGGATTCCTTGAATCGGACGGAGGAACCCCGGCCGTTATCAATGAATGTGTCATTGCAATTGTAATGACAACTTGGAAGTCCCTGTTTGAACGCTTCGGAGTCTATGACGGGGGCGGGGGGGGACCCGGCCCGATGGGGGGTCCCTTGAAGCGGGAAAAAACGGATGACCATGAAGTTGAATGGTGGCAAGGGGACACGGGAAACGTTGAACAGGGGTTGGTTGTTCCGCAATATATTCATGGTCGGTTGAAGTTGTATCGGAGCCCCCCGGTAATGCGCGTTACTTCCTTCCGTTGGGAATACGGGAGCGGTTCATAATGTCCAATCTTCCGTTGCCCCGGTTGTTGCATCCGACCCCCGTAAAGATTCGCAAGGCGAATCCGGCAGGAACCAAGTTTGACCGTCAAGCAAGGGAAGCCGTTGGGAAGGTTGCTCGGGGCGCGGTTGTTCCGATTGATGCCCAAGTATGTTGGAAGGGGGCAAAATTTACGGTTGAACGGGAAGGGGAAAGCGTTGTTGTTGACGGATACCTTTTGTTTCTAAGAACGGACCTTGAGCGGCTCGGTATTGACGTTGATTACAATGACCAAATTATTGAAATGGGAAGGGGCGCGGCAATCCGTCCCGTCAACCTTTATGTTGAAATGATACAGTATCGGGGACACAACCCCAATTATGGGGGACATACTTTGGTCAAGGCTTGGTTTTCCGACAAGGCGCCCGTAAGGCATAGTTGACCAATGGCATTTTCATATCCAAGCAAATCGTTTGACCTTGACTTACAAGGTTATGAAACGTTTTTGCAAATGCTTAAAAAAGGCGATTACAACCGAATCTTCCGGATGAAGTTGCGGCGCATTAACAAGCGGCTTGCCGTCATGGGTGTTGCTCGGTTGCGGCAAGAAATAAACGGGGGGCAGTTTGCCCCCAATTCACCTTTGACCGTTTACCTGAAAAAATCTTCAAGACCCCTTGTGAACCATGCTGATTTGTTAAATTCAGTTGCCGGCAAGGTTGGGTCAAACTTGTATTCGTTTACTGTTGGGGTAAAGCGTAGGACCCCAAGCGGGAAGAACCTTGCCCATATGCTTGAAACGGGATTTACTATCAAGGTAACCCCGAAAATGCGGAAGTTGTTTTGGGCATGGGCTCGGGAATCCGGGGGACGCTTTAAGGGGTTGAAGGCATCAACAACGCATATTCGTGTCCCCCCACGTCCCTTTATGAAGCAAGCGTTTTTTGAAGATAAGGCTTTCCAACTTGTTGTTCAAGAACATTGGAAACAAGCGGTCCATGAAACGTTTAAGCATTTTTCGGATAAAGCGAAATCGGAGCAAATGAAATGACCGATACGCTTTCCAAATATTATATTCATTCCCTTGACCTGAAAGAACAGTTACGGGATGAATTGGAATTCTCGGACCCCGAGCGAATCCGTATGTATTCGGATAATGAAAGGCTTGGGATTCGTTTGAAGCCGTTTCGGTATAACCAATCGGCCCGGAAGGTTGAATTTCCAAATTCCGTTTTCGGGTTTGAAGTTGTTGCCCCGTTACCAGTCAAGCCAAATGCGGTCAATTCTTTTTCTATTGCATATGACTCGGCAAGAAATGTTGTTGTTCTTTTCGGGGGGACAAACGGACCCCCGGCTTATACCTATCAAAATGAAACTTGGGAGTTTGACGGGGTTGCTTGGAATCAGGTAACAACCGCAACCGTCCCAACTGCCCGGGTCAACTCGGCAATGGTTTTTGATTCTGTCCGAAACGTTGTTGTTATGTTCGGGGGGTATGACGGAAGTATTTTGAATGAAACCTGGGAATATGACGGGGTTGATTGGTCCCTTGCTACCCCCGCAACTAACCCCGGGCCGCACTATGTAACTCATATAGTCTTTGATGAATCCCGGAGCCGGGTTGTTTTGTTTGGGGGTTCAAAAGGCGGATTGCAGAACCCGAGTAATGAAACCTGGGAATATGACGGGGTTGATTGGTCGCAAGTTGTAACCGCTGAATCTCCGGTTGCCCGAAGATTTGCCGCGTTTGCCTATGATAAAAATCGGAAGCGGGTTGTTTTGTTCGGGGGAATGGAAAACGTTTATCCGAATGAAACAGCGTTGAATGATACTTGGGAATATGACGGGTCTGATTGGGTCAAGTTATATAGTGAACAAAACCCAAAGGCGCGTTGGTATTGTTCCGGCTTCTATGACGAAAACTTGAAGTCCGTTGTCATTGTTGGGGGGGTTTATGATTACAAGAATCCGGTTGACTATAACACGGTTGAACATGCAAAAGACGTTTGGGGCTTTGATGGGGTTGGTTGGTTTACTGTAATTACTTCCGGCAAAAGGCGGGACCTGATTGCCAATATAGTTTACAATTCGCAAACCGGAAGGGCTTTTTATTATGGCGGGGACAACTATTCAGGAACGGAATTGTATGCCGAAACGGTCAACGTTGGCCTTTCCAATGTTGATATTACTTGCCGGCTTCCCCTTTGGTCTCCCCAAGCGGTCAAGGGATGGGACGGTTTTGAAGAAGCGTCCGAGCGCAAGCCGGGCTTGATTGTTCAATGGCGCGTTTCGGATGGAACGGATGATTACTGGTTTGACGGCTCGGTTTGGGTTATTGCTTCCAAGATTTCTGATTGGAATACGGACCTTGAAGTTTCCGCGAATATCCAAGCGTTCCCACATACGCAAAAGAAGATTCAATTTATTTGCCGCTTGATTTCCGCTTCCCGTTGGAAAACTCCGGTTATGCTCGGGACTCGGTTGTTGATGACGGCTTCCTTTGATTGGTTTGAAGATTTGGTCTTGCGTTCTTTGGTCCCGAGGATTGAAGAAGACTTTACCTTTTTGATGGATTGGTCGGGTGTCTTGGAAGCTGATTCGGACCGATTCAATATCAAGACGGATTACCCCTTTACTCCCGAAGAAGATTTGAACGTCATTGGGATTGAATCAGTTTATGACGAAACAACGGACCCCAATTATGAAACAAACTTGTTGCAATCGTTTGACCCGGTAACGGGGGAAGCGATTTTGACCGGAACACTTCCGGCAGGAACGCGGCTTTTCTACCGCTTGAACGTTGCTCCGGAAGTTGCGGTTAATTTTACCAATACGGATTATGACGAAATTGGGAAAACTCCCGTTGTCATCATTGACCAAATTTCATTTCAGGGAAGGCAAGTTGAAGCCTTCAATGATATGGCATTAAAGGACAGGTTACAAGGCGCCAAATTTACGGCTCCCCTTTGGGTCGAACGGATGGTTTGCAATTGTGTCTTGTTGACCGGCAAGATTGTTAATTCACTTCGATTGATGACAAAGGCATATTCTTTTGTTGTTCGGGGAGCAACCCAACAACCGGGACATAAGCCGGGGGGCATCCTGAAAACAAAAGCGTTGGACCTAGAACATACGTTGAAAATTGTTCCCGTATCACGCTACAATCCAAAGCCGCAATTCTCTGATTTGAAGGAAGCGACTTTTGAAATTTACGTTTGCGATTTTTACGCTTGGTTGCGCGATATGGAACAAACCGCGTTGGTAACTCGGTTCAATCCGAGCGTTGAAGATATGGCAAAAGCCGGGACCGGCAACCCGGATAAAAAGCAACCGCTTCCGGCCGGCGCAATTCCGAGTTTGTATCGGACCCCGGAAGTTGAAGAAGTCTAACTGAAAGGGAAAAGGAAAAGGAACATGGTAGCAATCAAGCGTTACGGTCCGGTCTTGGGCGCCGGAACAACCATTACCGAAAAGTTGGCGGAAGCAACGATTACCCCGAGCCCATTGGGGGTTATCGCTTGGGCCGGCATCATGGAAAAAGGCGCAACGGATGAATTGATTGTTGCGAATTCCAAGTCTGATATGCAACGGAAGATTGGGGGTCGGATTCCTGATTCCTTCCTTCCGATTTGTGCGGAAGATTTTTGGGATTCGTCCAAGGGAGCCGGACGGCAATTGCTTGTCCGAGTAACGGACGGAACCGGCCGCAAGTCGGCTTTGACCGCCCTATCTCGGGAATACTCCGGAATGGTTCCCGGCCCCGGGGTATGGCGGAACGTTTGCGACATTGACGGGAAATCCGTTGGACGTTGGGCCGGGGGAGAAAACCGGCGCATCGGGGAAATTGCCCTTGTTGGGGACTTGACGGAAACCACGATTGACACGGGGTTGGCGTTGAAGGAAGATGAATTTGCCGGGGGCGTTTTGAGTATGGCTCAAATCGCGGGGGAAACATTCCAAATCCTCGGGAATACGGTTGCTGGGGTTGTTACCGTCAAGCCCGATTCCCAACTAGCAACCAAGTATGGGGCCGCGATTGTCAACGCGGAATTTACCCTTTACAAAGATGACTATGATTCCCTTGGGAATCTGAAAAAGGTTGCCTTGCTTTGGAAAGACGGGGCAAGGGACCCGGTAAATGAATTCGGGTTGGAAGTGTATTGGAACGGAACCAAAGTCTTGGATTATCCGGACCTGTCCCTTGACCCGGATTCGGACCGTTACTATGAAACGGTCATCAACGATGATACCCGGAATGAAGAAATCCGTTTGACGGATTTGTTTACCGGGACTATTGCCCCGTATGCGCGGCCGGCAAACCAAGCCGGGGAAATCAAGACGGGTTATCTTTCCGCGTTGACCCTTACCCTTGAATGGTTCCAAGAAACCTATGACTCGGGGAACACGGGGGACGGGACTGTTTCAGGTATTGCCGTCAAGGCTTCAACCCAACCGGACTTCATTACCCTGGAATGCAATAGCATTGCCGTTCCGGGGTCGGAAACTTGGACTGTTACTTCCCAGGAACAGGACCGAAGTTTCCCGGACGCAACAACGGCCGTTGCCTATATCGGACCCAATGACTTCTTCATTGACTTTACTGTCAATGCTGGCGGGACGGCTTGGGCCGTTGGGGACAAGATTTATATCTTTGTCAATACCGTTCGGCCGGAAGAAGTGATTGGGGGGCGTTTGTTCTATGATACGGACGCGGCGCCCCTTGACAACTTGGAAATTGTTGACGCTACGGTTTCAACCGTTTCCGTCCGAGCCGGAAACGATTTGACCGGGTTGACTGCCGTTGGGCAACCCTATCGCTTGCAATACCGGCAGGGTTTGAAAAAGGGATATGACGGTCATTCGGGGGTCATTGACAACGATTACATCCAAGTCTTTGACCCTGATTCTTCCCTGTTCAATCAACACAAAAACAAGCAACTTGGACTTATCAAGTTTGCCGTTCCTGGGGTTGCGTCAACGGCCGTTCAAAAGTCTTGCCGCGCATACGCGGAAGCAAACAACTCCACGTTTCGGGAAGAAATCCCGCAATCCATTGTTACGGAAAATGAAGCCGTTACTTGGGTTGAAGATACGATGGGACGGAATGATTTTGCCCAGGCAATCCTTCCGTCTTGGTATTACATTCAAGACCCGGACCGGACGGGGAATATTTTGATTCCCGTAACCGGCGCGGTTCAAGGCGTTGAAGCCTTGACGGCTTATTCCTGGCAAGGCTATCACAAAGCGGCGGCCGGAACAAAAGCAGTCTTGGAAAAATGCGTCAAGGTTCCGAGCGGGGAAAAGGTCTTGGATGATGAAATTACCAACCCAAAGGGCATTCAAGTCATTCTGAAAAAGGAAGGCAATTGGGTCATTTGGGGGGACCGTTGCCCGGCAACTGCAACGGGTTTGAAATTCAAGCATAAGCGGGAACAACTTTCTCACTATGAACGGGTTTTGTTTGAAAACTTTGATTGGATTATTTTTGCAATCAATGATGACGAAACCCAACCGATTGCGCTTGCCGCGTTGCAAGCGTATTTCCTGCCGGAATGGCGCCCGAAACGCGCATTGCGAGGGGCAACATTCCCGGAAGCCGTGTCAATCAAGGTTGACAACGAAATCAATACGGACGTTACCCGGGCGGAAGGGGACTTGAACGCGGAAATCAAGGTCCGGCTTGCGGACACTGTTGAACGCTTCAATATCACCATTTCCCCGGCCGGCATTTTTGAGAAGTTGGCCTAATAGGGTAACGGACGTTCAACAGAAAAACACGAAAGGAAAAGTATCATGGGTTTGAAATTCGCAATCCAACCGGACCATATCCCGGTAAACAATTACCGGCTTATCATCAACGGGCTTGCCCCGATTACCTTTGTCTCAATTGGGGCATTGGAAAAGGAATTGGATACCGTTGACCTTCCCGACCGGACAACGGCTTCAACGGGCCGAACCAAACCGGGAGAAACGGAAGTCAAGGTCCCCGCGCATCATTTGGTTGAAGTGCAACAAATGGAAACATGGTTTACCGAGGGGAAAGACCCCATTTCCCCAACCTATAAAAAAGTTGGGACCTTGACCATGACTTCCGGGACTCGGCTTGTAAACAAGGTTTTGACCTTGATTGGGGCTTACGTTTCCAAGGGTGGAACCCCTGATTTGGAAATGAATGATGACGGCGAAATGGCCGTTATGACCTATTCCTTGAAATGGGATGATATCCTCGGTTTGGGATAGGTTTTTTTAGGGCTCGGTTGGGCGTTTGGGGTTCCTCGGGATTCACAAGCCCAACCGTTGCTTGAACCCTCACAAGCCGGCAGGAAACCGGCATTTGGAGCGAACCCATGCAAGACAAACGAATCAAGCTAACCAATCCTAAAGAACGCGGAAACGTTCTTCCAATTGGCATCTTTGACGGTCGGACCCTGAAACGGGATTTTTCAATTAGGGAAATGGGGTTCCCAATTGAACGTTCAATTGGGCGTTTCAAACGCTTGAATGAATCAATGCCCAATACCGCGATTGTTTCAAAGTTGGTAAGCCTAATGACTTCCAACCTTGCCGGGGAGCCCCTTGACTACTCCCCGGAAGATGACCCCCAAAAAGAAGCGGAAGCCCTAATCAAAATCGGGCAAATGTTCTTTGCGGACGTTTACTATATTTATGTCATGGTTCGGATTGCGGAATTGGGGCCGGAATATGACGTTGGGTTCGCTTGCCAGCATTGCGGATTTTCGGGCAAGATGACAACCGATTTGAACACAATGAAAGTAAGTTGTGTTCAAGACCCGTCCGTTTTGCGTCGGGAAGTCCCGTTGTTGAAAGGACTGAAATACCGGGACGGGACTATCAAGAAAAAGATTTATATTCAGCCTATGCTTTGGGCAAACATGGTTACAAATGAAGTGAAGGAAGCCGGCGGGGATTCCCTGTTAATGAAACTTCACTTTATTCGGCATTGCGTTGTTGGGGTTGAAGGGGTTGAAGAAGCAATCCACCTTGACGAATCCGAATTGGATACGCTCCGGAAGATTGACATTGAACGTATTGCCCATGAAATCAATGCCGTCAATATCGGACCTTCCCTGATTGCTGAAGGGAATTGCCCGGTTGATGATTGCAAGGCGCCTTTTATGTGGCCTATTGATTGGGACTATGACGCTTTTTTTACCATTGCTTCCCCCTGATGAGGGAAGAAGAAATTGATGATTCAGTTGCTACGTTAGCCTATTATTCAAAGGGCCGTTTCAATCCGCAATGGATTGAAACATTGTCTTACCGGCGCCGGTTCTTTTATACCGCTTGGTTGCGAAAGCAACTTGTGAGGGAAGAACGGGAATACAAAAAGGCAATGAAGCAACCTTGAAAGGTCAACCCCTATGCCGGATAGTGTAGAATACAACTTATATACCCGGTTCCATTTTAAGAACCAACCGGGTTTGTCCCAAATGAAGGCAACGGGGGGCGCCTTTCAGGGGTTGTATAAAAACGCTAAAATGGCCCAACAAGGGGTTCGGCAAATCGGAACCGGATTCCGTCAACTCGGTATGTTCGGGATGGGGGCAATTGCCGTCTTGGGCGGGGTTGTTAAAAGGGGTATGGAATTCGGCAAGGCTTGGTCCGATGCAAGGGCAGTTTTGCGGGGAGCCCCAAAGGACATTGATGCCCTTCGGGCACGGGCTAAACAACTCGGGGCAACAACCCTTTACACGGCAAGTCAAGCCGCGCAAGGGATGGAAGAATTAGCCCGAGCCGGACTTGACGCAAGACGGGTTGCCGTGGCAATTCGGCCGGTCTTGAAACTATCCGTTGCGGACAACGTTGAATTAGCGCAATCGGCAAAAATCGTTGCCGGCGCAATGAATCAGTTTAAGGACCAAATTACGGATGCAACCCAGGTAACGGATATGTTTGCATACGTTTCCCGCAATTCCATGACCAATACAACGGAATTGGGGGACGCATTCAAGTATGCCGGTCCGGCCGCAAGATTAGCAAAGCAAGACTTCTATGAATTGATGGGAACCCTTGGTTTGTTGGCGCAAGCAAACATCCGGGGAAGTCTTGCGGGAACGGCATACAAAAACGCTGTAACCAAACTTGCTAAGGGGGGCGCAACTGCAAACAAAATCTTTGGGGGGAAACAAGCGTTTTTGAACGCGGTAACGGACAAGAAAACGGGTAAATGGAAATCGTTTTCTAAAATCATGCTTCTTACTATGAAGAAGCTATCCGGTATAAAGAATGAAGCGGAACGGGCCGGGCTCGCGTTCAAGTTGTTTGGGCTCCGGGGTATTTCTACTTTTAGCGCGTTCAATGAAGCCGGGACACAAGACTTTGCAAACCTGATTACCAACATTAGGAAACAATCCAAGGGGACGGCCGATGAAATGGCACGGATTAAACAACAGTCTTTGCATGGGCAATGGTTGTTGTTTAAGTCTGCCCTTGACGGGGTTGCCCTTGCCCTTTATGACATTATCAAACCGTCCGTTATTTCGGCCGTTAAAATGGCATCGGGGACGCTTTCCGACTTAGCAGCGGCTTTCAAAATGATGACTTCCGGAGCGTCGGAAGCGAAAGTTGCTAAAAAATGGGGAAAGACAATTGCCGGGGTTGCTTTCGGAATCAAGGAAGCATTTGTTGAAGTAGGCAAGACGTTAAAGTCAATCGGCAAGACTATCTTTGGAGTCATGGCAAAGATTTCCGGGAATAGCAAAATGTCCGCAAAGGACATTACAAAACTTGTCACAAAATTCATTCTATTTGCAGCGGCCCTTGCTCCCGTGATTGCCGGCGTTGGCGTGTTGGGTTTGGCTTTCGGAGGAATGTTCAATATCGTTGTTGGGGGAATGAAAGTCCTTTCCGCTTTAACAAGCAAATGGGGGCTTGCATTTATGGCTATAACCTATGTTTTCTCGGGGGGACAGAAAAAAGGTGAATCATTCTTTGTAACCATGACCCGTGGTTTGAAGAACATGATTTCCCTTGCCAACAAGTTGCTTTGGCCCTTCAAGATGCTTGCAAAGCACCTTGGGACAATCCCGGCCCTTATGGCGGGAATTATGACTTATAAGGTAGGTAAAGGGTTATTGGCTCGGGCCGGGTCTGCCCTGTCAATGTCCCGGAACCCGCTTGCCCGTATGCTCGGGGGCGTTACTGGCTCGGCAACGGGAATGCCCGTTTACGTTACCAACATGCCGGCCGGGGGCTTCGGGGGGGGCGGAATGCCAGGGGGACCCGGGGCAGCGGCCGGGGGCGCGTCTTGGCTTGCCCGGGCAGGGTTGGCCATGGGGGGGTCTTCTTCGGCCATGACAGCGGCCCTGGGGGGTTCTAATTGGGCAATCCTGGGGTCGGGACTGTCAACGGCAGGGATGGCCCTGGGGGGCTTTGCAGCGGCCCTTGCTCCGGCCGTTGCCGGCTTGTATGAAATGGGCAAGGCTTATGACCCGAAATATCAAAAGGCGTTGCGTAGTAAGTTGATGAAGGAACATTATGCAAAGCGGGACCGGGAGTTAAAAGTTGAAATCAAAAATGGTATCCGGGATGAATTCGGATACCGGAAAGATATGCAATACGTTTATGACAAGCGTTGGCAGAAAATCCAACGGATGAAAAAATGGGGCGGGGAGTTGACAACTTAAACGTTTGGATGGAAGGGGAAGGGGGATACAAAGAAGCGTATAACAAGGGGCAAGGTTGGGAATATGCGCGTTCAAAAATATTCCCATTCCTAAAACAAATGGTAAGTGTAACGCAAGCTGGACGTGGGGCTTGGGCGCATCAACAGATTTACAAAACCGGCATGTTGGGAATGCTCAAAAAACAAATGTGGGGAACGGAAGCCGGCCGCGCAATGATGCGCCGGGAAGGGTTCAATGATGAACAAATCAGAATCCTTCGGAACATGGGGAAGATTGCCGAGCAACAACTAGCAACCCAACAAAGGGGTCAAACCGTTTATGTCCAACTTGACGGGAAGAACATTGCCGTTGCAACGGCAACGTATCGCAACGAATCAAAGGAACGCGCCGGAAGAATCCCAACCGGGGGAGCAAGGCGCCGGGCTTTGACCCGAGGAACAGACTAGGGGCAAGCAATGGGCATTTTTGATGATAATCCCGTTGGACTTCCCGATTGGACCCCGGGAGCAACCGGGTCAACAATTCCACAAGACCGGCCGTTCTTCGGGTTTGTTGACCCGAATCGGCAGGGACCCCAAGGGGACGTTCATTGGAAACTTCAAACCATTGAACCGACCGGACTATCATTTAAGAATTTTACCGTTAGCGGTCAACTCCCCGTAAAAGAAGACGGGGTTTCAATTCGGATGAATCAGGTTCTTCCGGATGCCGGGACCTATAATATGCCTTACCCCTTCATTCAATGGGTTCGGGGGCAAGTCCAAGTCATTACGTTTGACGTAATGCTTTTTAGTCGGGATAAGGATGAAGATATCCTTTCCATGTTCAACGAAATGGCGCGGCTTCAAGGTTTCGTTGCCGAGTTGGGACGGATTCCCGTTTGCCGTTTCACTTATGCAAACGTTTTATCCGTCAAGTGTATGGTTGAAGGTTTCGGGGAAGTGAAGATTGCCCGTCCGAAGTCGGACGGCAAAGCCCGAAAAATTGAATTCACTATGACCCTGAAACGGTTTCAACCGTTCAAGGTTCCGAGTCAAGACCCTTCGGCCCCTGTCCGGCGTTCAATGCGTCGGATTGTTGGCGGGGATGATAGAATGTATGAAACCATTGCCCGAAGGGTTTACGGTTTTGAACAGGCTATTTATGGGGTCCGGCTCCGAAGGGAATTAGAAAACCGAAGATATCCCTTTGCCGCGCAAGACGGGGAAAAGGTCCAAATTCCCCGAGCGGACAAAGTTGTTGTTGGTCGCATTTCCCCAACCTATTACGGTTTCCAAATTGGGCGGGAAGATGTTTCTAATATGTTCTTAGCCCGAGCGGTTGCCCGAAATAACCGTTTCTTGGTTTTGTAAAATGCCCCGTTCCCCTATTTGGGATAGACGTGAATTAGGTTCCTTTTATTGGAAAAGGGACACTAATTCCGGACCGGGCGCCGATATCAATAACAGTATCGGAGTAACCGCAAACGCAAAATTGGTTTTCAGTCTATTCAAAGGCGGGGGAAGAAGCGAAAAGGCCGATGACATTGTTAAGGGTAGGGAATTAGGAGACAAGATAAAAGCATTCATTTCTTCTATTGACGTTGAAGAAGATGAATCAATGACAACCAAGTTGACATTGACAATGCAAAACGTCAATTATGTTCTTTCCCAAAGTCAAGCGGTTACTGAGGGGGACGCTTGTTTTGTTGACCTGGGATATGGGACACAAACATGGAACCGGAACGGGCGTTTTGTTTTCGTCCGGTCCCATCCCCATTTCACAAGGGACGGAATCCCAACAATTCAATTCATCGGCTATGACGGCCGGTTTGCAATGATTGGTTCCGACTGGTTGACAACCAAGCGGTCAAGGCAATTGACCGGGGGCGCAATTGCACGGGGGCGCCGGAAGGGATTGGGGCAAGCCCCGAGCGTTTACAAGAATCAACGGGATGACCAAATCATTGACCGGATTGCCTACCATTATGGATTTTCAATTGACGTTGATAGGGTTGCCGGGGCTCGGACCCGAGTAAAGAAAAAGAAAACTTCTGATTGGGAATTCATCCGGAAGATTGCCGAAAAAAGGCAATATACGGCTTGGGTTGATTGGGATGATTTCAATCAAACGTATTGCATCCATTACAGGGAAAAGCCGGGCAAGTTTGACCGGGGGTATGTTTTCCATTATGGAACCCCAACCCCAAAGGATATGAAGCAAATTGAAAGGACAACCGAAAACCGGAACGGTCCGGTTGGAACGTTGCTTGAATTTCATCCTACGCTTGACACTACAAAAATGATTACTGATATTGAAGTAATCCATTTTGATAGACGGGAAAGATACCTTGATAATGAATGGTTGTCATACCAAGATAAATCCCTGCCCCCCCCTCCCCCAGACCCGGACTCCTATGACTACTCGGGAACCCAAGCATACGGGGCATTACTAAAATTCAAGGTTGGCGGAAGGGTCATTCAAACATGGTCAAACCGTCCTTTCAAGAATAAGAAACAGGCTAAAGAATACGCTTTCAATTTGGTCAACAAATTTCAAGCCGATTTTATGACGGCCCGGGGAACCATTATTGGGACCCCTGATATTCGGCCGCGCCAAGTCCATAGGTTGACCGGCATTGGGCGTTACTCGGGGGACTATTACACAACCCAAGTAACGCACCATTACAAATCGGATGGTTTCTACGAAACGGAATTTGTTGCCTATCGGTTGCTTGACGAAACGTTGCCGGGGTTGATTCGGCGCGGACAGATTACCCAACGTTGGGCCGTCCCGTTGATTACCCCGCAAGGCATCATTTACCCCGGGAGTTGACGCCTATGATTATGGAACAACATTTGGGCGTTGTAATGGCCAACGATACGGACACGGAAAAGCGGGGGGGAATCCAAGTCCGAGTTGATACATTGCTTGCGGATTTTGAATATCCTGATTTGTTCTTCCCGGTTTTCCCCCCGAATATGTTGAAGGTCCCGGAAGTTGGGGAAGTTGTTGAAGTCATAGTCATAGGGGATTTTGATGAAAATGACCCGAGTGAAGACGGGGACCTTGGAACGGTTGAATTCTCGGACTATTGCTTTTATACTGGCAAGGTTTTTGACGTAAATGAAGGGACGGTCCCCCAAGACCTTCAAACTAATTACCCGAAACGCGCCGGGTTGTTCTGGCATAAAGACGGAACAATCATCTATTATGATTCAACGAAAAATGCAAAAGAAATGACCATTGCCTTGACGGATAAGAAGACCCTTATTCGGTTGAAGGAAAATGAAGTCTTTATCCAACAAGACCAAAATTCTTGGCAAATGAAAGGCGGGAAAATAATCACTGTTGTTGATGATACTGAAATGGGCGCGGCCGGCGCATCCCATCCGATTACCAAAGGTGATATCTTGAAAACTTTTCTTGAAGCCGTACAATCGGGATTCGGGTCAACCCATACCCATACTTACAACAACCCTGTCCATATTGCCGGGGTTGTTTCAACCGGCCCCCCGAGCCCAACAATGGATACAGTCCCAACGGACTTGAATAGCACAAAACACAAGGTTGACGCATAATGGGACAAGGTATTGACACGGTAATCGGAGCAAACAAGCGGGGGGGGTTCCGTATGGTAACGGCCGGGGTTCATGTTTCCGGATTGCTTCAAACCGCGTTGGGTTCCGGTGATTCATCTAACCCGTTTCAAAATCTTGGACTCGGGGAAAGCATGATTTTTGACCCATTGAACCTTGAAACCTTTGCCCCGGTAAAGGACCGTATCCGGGAAATCTTTGAAGACTTTACCGAAAATGAATTGGCGTCTTTGCAGGAACGCCCGGACAACTTGAAGGTAATTGAAACGGATGAAGCGCAAGCGGCAATTTTGATTTTCGCGGTTGACCTTCAATCTGGAACCGATTTTGCGGCGCAAGTAACAGGAACGTCAAACGGTCTTGTTGTGACATTGCTCGGATAGGGGTTTACAATGGCAACGGTTACTGTTCCCGATTTCATGTTTACCGGATTCTACTATCCGGAAATTCTTGAATCGTTGTTGGCTTATACCCGAATCAACGCAAAAGAGTTGACTTCGGAATCAGAGTATGAACCCCATATCCAAATGCTTCGGGCGTTTTCCCTTGTTGGTCATTTGAACAATACTCGGGTTGACGTTGTTGCCAATGAATTGTTGATTGATTCGTTGTTGCTCCGGGAAAGCCTAAAACGTCTTTTCAAACTGATTGATTATCGGCTTAAAAGCGCAACCCCGGCAACGGCCGAATTGCTTATCAAGTTGTCAAGCGTTCCATTGAATGATATTACCCCCTATCTTCCCAAAGATTCCAATTGGGGAACGGAACAGGAAGATGGGGAATCAATTGTTTATGAGAATACCGAAGATTATAACTTGACCCGAGCGGACCAAATCACTTCCGCGTTTGCCGTGGAAGTTACCGTCCAAGGGATTGACGGGGAAGTTGATACCGCTTTCCCCCAACGCTTCTATTCCCCGGGCGCAACCTTTACGGTTGCAGATATCGGCCGGACGCTTTCGGTTAATTTGACCGAAAACAACAATGACGGTTGGTATCTAATTACCAATATAGTTGACCCCAATACCATTGAAGTTGCCGGAGCAACCTTCATTTCGGAAACGGGTTTGTCTTGGCAATTGTTCGATTACGGAACAGACATTGCGGCCGATTTGAATGACACAATTACCCCGGTTGATTTTGCGGACAAATTCGGGTTGTTCATTTGTCATCAAAATATTCAATGGAATAGGGTTGACTTTATTGTTTCAAACCTAACAACGGATAACCAAGCATTCTTTACATACTATGACCCGGACCATAGCAAGGTTTTTCCCAATTCGGTAACGGACTTGGGGGGGACTCTTGAAATTGTTGTCAACTCTTTTGTTCTTCCGGATGAAGTTGCCCCTCCCTATTCACAACGGGATTTTTTCCCGGTCAAGGTCCGTTACAATCCAACGGGAAGAACAGAACAAACGCTTACGCAATATGATGCTTTGAAGGGTAACTATATTGAAACGCGGGGACTGTTTGGTCAAAGCGTTGTTGATACGGACCCTCGCAATTATAGCGTTTTTGGGGATTGGAATGCTTGCCCAAATCAAACGGCTCCGGTTTGGAACGCGGACGGAAACCAAACCTATACGCTCCCGATGGATACAAATAGGCGTTGGGCAAAATCTACCTTTAACGGGATTGAAGGGTATTGGATGCTTGTGGTTTTCGGCGGGACGGATTCCAACCGGCCGATTATCAACAATCTGAAAATCACGGAAGGGGAATTGTTCTTCCCGTTTCAAGTAACCCAAGGGAACAGTATATCAAATGAAGTAATGGGTTCTTCCAATGGGCAACGGAACCAAAAATTTACAACGCTTCAACGTCCGGTTTTTGATGATTCATATACGGTTGAAGTTGATGAAACGGGCGGGGGGTCTTGGATTACCTGGATTGAAGTAAACAACTTCCTTGTTTCAGGGAATACGGACCGGCATTTCAAAACCGAAACGGACATTGATGACCGTTTGGTTGTCATCTTCGGCAACGGAATCAACGGGAGTATTCCGCCCCTCGGAACAGACAATATCCGAATTAGTTACCGCGTTGGGGGGGATGAAGACGGCAATGTTGGTTCCGGGCAGATTACCGGCAATGATGACGGGGCGCAATACGTTTCAAGTGTAGCAAACCCAATGCCGGCTTCCGGTTGGACTATCAAGGAAGGCGGGGACGAAACAGACCTTGAACGGGCAAAGGAATCCGGGCCGGCTTCAATCCGCAACAACGGCAAAGCGGTTTCCCCTTCGGACATTCCCCGAGTTGCAATTGACGAATACAGAACCGAAGATGGTTCCGCGTTGGTTGCTCGGGCGTTTGCTATTGAAGAAGCATACGGACCCAAGACCGTTGAATTGGTTGTTGTTGGAATCGGCGGGGAGTTTCTTACAACGGAACAACTTGCGGACCTTGCAACGTTCTATAACGGGGACAAGTATGCTGTTCCCCCCGTTGAGGGGGTCTTGCTTTTGAATAGCGAATTGACCCCCGTGAATTATGATCCAAAGGTCATTGACGCAACTTACCTTGTCATTGGCAAGGGGGTTGCTCCCCAACAAATCATCAACGCTTTGTCCGCGTATCTGCAACCGTTGGCGAAAAAAGAAGACGGTTCCTATGCCCATGAATTTGGGGGATTGGTTGCCGTGGTAATGATGGATTGCGCGGTTAAAGACGTATCAACGTCAATTACAAATGTCCATAGAAGCCTTCCGACTTCGGACGTTGGACTTGGACCCCGGCAGTTACCTAACCCCGGCATCATTACCGTTGCCGTTCAAGAGTCTGAATAATGCCGAATTGGACGCAATTATCCCCGAGCCCGAAACCATCGGCACGGTATGAAGTCCCTGGGGTCTTTGATGCCGGTCGCAACCTTGGGGTGATTCAAGGCGGGAACACTTCCGAAGGTGGGGATTCTCGGACGGATGAAACCTGGGAATGGAATGGTTCTGTTTGGACACTGAAAGCCGGCGCGGGGGGATTATGGGTTCGGGGTCATGCAATGGCATACGGGGCGGGGTCGGGCGTTCCGGGGCAGTCTAGGGTTATTTCCTTTGGGGGATGGGGCGCCCCTGGGGAATTGGATGACCCGAGTTATATTACGGGCGTTCAACAATATGATGGGACAAGTTGGGGCGCGGCTGAAACAAAATTTCATGTTCGGGGGTCAAGGTTCCTTGTTTGATGAAACATGGGGTTTCATTACCGGGGCATTGATGCAAACCAATTCAACTTTTCAACGGACGTATTTACCCTTGACCCGATGATTGCGGACCTTCAACCCGTAGGGTTCCAAGGATGGAAGGAAGCAACAAATGACTTGGACAACTTCCCGCAACAATCATATCAACGGAGCGTCCGGAAATGACCGGGCTCGGCAAACGCTTGTCTTGCTAAAAGACCTTTTGAAAGCGGCAACCGTTCCTTGGACGGTTGTTGGAACCGGAACGGGGACCGGGGGTTCTTATGATATGGCGGGGACCGATTTGCTTCCATCGTTCCCGAGTATCACGGGAGTCAATGACCTTGCTTGGTTCTGTTTGGAAAATGCCGGGGGCGCCCAAATCGTTGTTCAAGTTTCGGGAACCAACTTCGTTTTCAGTTGGGCCGCGCAAGGTGGATTCGAAATCGGGTTGCCGGCTTCCGATGCCGATGTAGACACAACCCCGGGGTCAAGCAACAATCCGGCAACGTATGTTTATCAAGCCCCTAGCAATGATGACGTTGGGCAAAACGCGGCGCATTATAAAAGCGTTGCAGTTGATGACTCGGGCTTGTCATTTATCATGTTTGGAATCAACGGTGTCAATAACGCATTCAATCTTTGTTTCTTGAAAATGAACGCGGACGCGGCCGATACCGAACCATACTTGGGGTTTTTCAGTTGCGCTCAAAATGATACCCCTTGGGATATGTCAACTTGGCAATCATCTTCCAATGCCGGGACAAGGCGTTGTTTTCATCCGGGGGCCGGCGCGGGGATTGAATACCTGATTGCGGACCCCAATGCCGGCAATACCTATTTCATGGATGATATGCCAGCGGACCCCTATGCCGGGAAACAACAAACCTTGGGCATGATTGCCGTTTCTATCACGGCACCTTATAAACACGTAAAAGGGGGCTTGCCCGGTATCCTTCGGGTCCCTGGCAACCGTTCAACGGGGGACACATTGGAAGGCGGGGACCTTATGGTAATCGGGGAAATGGGGGTCCCTTGGGGTTCGGCGGTTGACCCCCTATTGTAAGAAGAAGCGAACCGAGCCCGGAGCGTAAAAAATGGCAGACTATCCCGCAATTATTCTTGACCCCTACAATGCCGGGGGTAACCTTGCGGCCCAAGATGATTTCGGGGATATCTCCCTTTGGTATTGGTTCGGGAATCCGTTTTCCCCTACTCCCCCCATTGTTCCCCCTGTCAACCCCCCGGGTCCGAGTCCGGGGGTCGGGGACCCTGGATATCAATATGGGGAATTGACCCCGATTGTTGACGCCTTCCTGGGGTATCGGCCAACGGCCGGGGACCTTGAGAATTTCCCGTTCATCATTTACCGCTTCATCATTCGGGCGTTGCGGGACCGGGACCAAAACAGGGCAATCGGCGGGACGCGGTTGCTTGAACGTTTCTTGCTCGGGCCGGAAGAAGTTTGGTTCAATATGTATAGGGCAGGGTCAAACCTGAATACCCTATATGACCCCGAGGAAATCGAAGAACCTTACCTGCGTTCCCTTGCCCGGTTGGTTGGGTTCGGTTCGGACCTGATTGATATTCTTGGGACGGCAACCGAAGAACAATTGCGGCGCATCATTTCCAGGGCAATTGAATTCTGGCGGAAACGTTGGTTGGACTCCGGCGTTGAAGCCGCAATCCGAATGGTAACCGGCAACCGCTTCAAGGTTCGGGACTTTTTTGACTTCCGTTTTATCGTTGGGGAAACGCGCATTGAAGAAGACTTGCGGAATACAGACCCCAACATGATTTCCGTGAAAACCCGCAACTTCTTCCGCTCCGGGTTTGACGGAATTACGCGGTTTGATTCTACCCCTTATACGTTTTCAAGTTTGTCCCAACTTCCCAAGACGGATGATATTGGGGGATTCATTGTTATCTTTGATGACACGGGAAGTCCGAGTTTGAACGGACTTTATGAAATTGTTGACGTGGATATCAACGCGGAAATTTGGTATGTTGATATTGGGGATTGGTTCCCCAGGGGGGACAATTCCCTTTCATGGTTCATTGCATTCCCTTATGATGAATACCTAACGGAAGTCCGAGTTGTTGACGAAAAAACAGGACAAGGGGAACTTGACCGGGAGTTGCTTGAAAAGTTGCTTGACCTTCAACGGCCGTCAAGTGAACGCTTCAACGTTGTTTATGTCGATTTCATGGACCTATTCCAAACCCCGAATGACTTGGGGCAATGGGAAGAAATAACCGCGTCCCCGTTTTCGCTTGATTCCGCGATTGTTGCGGACGGAAAGTTGACCCTTACTTCTTCGGCGCAATGGGGCGGTTTGATTTGCACAAGACCAACGGCCGATTGGGAAACGTTCCAATGGAAGGTTAAAGCCGCGTTGGGTTCGGCAACCGGGGATTTTGCTTTTCCGTTTTACTGGCAAGATGAAAACAATTATTTTCAAATTGCAATCCAATACACTGGATTCGGGACGGGGATAGTTACGTTGCATAGTATCATTGGCGGGGTATTAACAACCATCGGAGTTGCCACGCATCCGTCATTGAACCCGGAAACGTATTGGAGCTATATGGTTGAAACGTACAACCATACTTCGGGGGACGTAAGGGTCCGGGTTTTTGTTGACGGTAATTTATTTATTGATGGAACAATTGTTGGGCCGGGATTTACAAGCGGCAACATTGCCCTTGCTTCCGGTCCCAATTCCGAAGTCTGGATTGAAGAAACCGAGTTATGGGAATACCCCTTGGACATTTCCCGGGTTGGTCCCAACCCATAGAACGGAGCAAACGCAATGCCTACGGGTGACAAAAGAGCGAATATCTATAACAAGCGGAACATGCCACAAGAGGCATGGGACCTTCACTTCTTCCGCTTTTTAGATGACAAAATCAATGATACAACCCAGGCCGCTTTCCTGCAATCGGGAATCCTCGGGGACGAAACCATTGGGTTGACCGGACCATTTCCAGGGCAAGACGTTTTCGGACTTGACTTGACCCTTGAAGATAGGGTCATGGATGGTTTCGGGCATATCATTGACCTTGGGGTTTACGCTTCCCTTTTCGGTTCCCCGATTACCGCGTATTTTGAAAATGCTTTGGGCGTTGATTATTACGTTGGGATTCGGTATCAAGAAAAGCCGGATGACGTTGAACGCAACCCGCGTTCTTCGGAACCCGAATACCCTTGGTTCCAAGACACAATTGGGGAAAAGGGAACGCCGGACAACGTTACGGATAACGGAACGTATATCCGTCTTGAAATTGACGGCATCCTTGAAAACGGGGTTGACCATAGCAGGGGTCCGGCAATCGTTTGGTTGAACAACCCGGTTTCCCCGGATGATTCCATTGCCTATTATACGGGAACCGTAGGGTATGCGGCCGGAATCAATTATGTTGATATCCCATACTCCCCGAGTCAAGGTCCGCTTGGACAAACCGCGCCCGAGTTTACGATTTCCTTGGATGCCCTGGATTATCAGGTTTTGATTCCGGGCGTTTCTTGGTTCCGGAATACGGACATTTCAACGGACAACAACTATGCCTTTATCGGAAAGGTAATCGGAGCCGGCGCGGGAACGGCCCCAACTGTTTTTGACATTTCCGGTCAACGTCCCGTGTTCCTGATTTCCCTTGACCGGGCATACCGAGCGAATAGCCCGGATGACCCTGCCCCGGGCCGGACAATTTTTGCGGACAAGGAAGCGGTCCGCTTCAAGCAAAGCGCAACCGTTTCCGGCGCGGAAGATTCAATCAATGAAGCCTTCCGTATTGACCAATTGAGTCAAGGGGGCGCGTTCTTTTCCAAGGGGGCAACCGTGCTTTCCGGTTACCACGGGGGGGCCGGACTTTCCGGGGGTTGGAGTCATTACCTTTCATTGACAGATGGAACGGGCGGGGACCTTGAGGCAACGGAAGCGTTTACCGGATTGTCCGGAACGGCAACGGTTCAATTGACTAGGGTCGGAGTTGACCTATTAACCAAATTTACCCCTTGGTTCACTGGGGACGGGATTCTTTGCAAGATTACCGGAACAACGGGGGGAGCCCTTGACGGTTGGTATTATGCTTCGGGCTCCGGCGTAACAGTAAACACGTTTGATATTATGAATGCTGATTTTTCCCCTGTTGTTTTTCCGGCAGGAACAGGGGGAAATATTCAAATTGTGGCGCCCCTAGTTGGGTCATTCCAACCCGATTGGATTGGGTCCGGAAGTTATGGGGATTTGGGGGCGCATTTCTTCGGATTCCCGGCTTGGGCCAATGGTTTTAGCATTAACGCTTATGGTGAAATCGTTGACCCCGGAAGAACAAAGTATATTCAATTTACAAACCGGGATGATTCCGGGAATCAAAATTCCTGGGGGGAGTTTTACGCGGGAAGATTCCGGTTGATGGGGGGCGGTATCAAGGGTTCTTATACTAGAACCGGGCAAACTGATACAATTGGTCATGCCCAATGGACTTCCGACAAACTAACAGGTAACTTCGGTTCCGATTGGACCCCGGCAGAAACCCGAACAGAATGGGGTTTTGATTATCGGGGAGCGCATTGGGGGAAAACGGGCGCGGATATTCCGCCTTTCCAACTTGGGTTCACTTACAGAATTCCGCTTTGGGATTCGTCCGGTGATTTCGAGTTCGAAGAAGACTTCATTTATTACACGGGAGCGGATACCCTAGAATTTACAAGGGTCGGTTTTGACAATACCAATATGCCCTTTCAGGTTTCGTCAAATCCGAATACCGTTCTTTGTGAAATTGAAGTTGATGCTCCGTTTGAATACAACTCGGGGGTTTATTTCGCAACGCAAAAGGTTTCAACCAACCGAATCAGATTTGAAAAAGTTGATGGAACGGTTCCGATTTTCAACCCTGGTATTACTGGCAAATGCCGTTTTTATGGTGGGGTTTTCCAAGGGGCAATCAATAACGATAGTTTCGTTGGTTCTTCGGACGCTTTCCTTGTCAATTTGCTTTCCCCACAAAAACGGATGGGGGGAATCAGATATGCCCACCATACGGACGATTTAATAGGTTCAACAGATTGGAATTTTGCGGCATGGTTTACCAATGTTGACGAACCCATGTTTGCAATTCGGGACGGGGGCGTTACCTTTGCCCGAGCATTGACAACCAAGTCCCCCTTTACCCTCGGTAACCTTGTTCAATGGGACCAAATTGATACATCCCTTTACACGGGGGACCTTGCCAAGATTGACGTTCTTTCAGTTATTGGCGGGACGCGAAAGATTGAAGTTGAAGGGGCATTCCCAGGAAACTTTATTTACCCCCAATCCGGTCCGATTACGGGAACGAACCGAGCCCAAAGCCTTGTTGCCGGTCATGCTTCTTTTACCCATGCAAGTTTCACTTCCGCTTGGAAGATTAACACTTCCGACAATCGCGGAATTGAGTGTACCGTTACAACCGGACAACGGGAGTATTGGCAATTCCCGCTTGACCTTCCGGACGGGGTTACGCTTGAAGGCGTTTTTATACGCGGGAAGCCGATGGTTGGGTTAAATAGCAGCGCATCAATGGGCTTTGCCGTTTACCGTCAATCCCATATGTCCGGTTCAAGTGCAACGTTGCTTGGGGGTCCGGCCGTCCGTTGGTCCGGGGGCGATGGTGTAACCCAAACCCCTTTCTATAATTGCACGGTAGACAATACAATTTACAATGGCAGTTATGACTATTTTGTTAAACTGGAATCTTCATCCCCAACCGGCGCAACCGGAACGGACAGGGTATATTGGGCTTCAAGCGTAATGGATGTGACTGCCCTTGGAAATTGCTTGCTTTACGGCCGATAGGCCAACAAACGGAAGGAAGGGAAGAAATGAAAAGACACATTTTCGGATTCATCTTGGTTGCCGCGTTCATCTTCGGCGCGGTTCCGGTAAACGCGCAACCGGCGCCAATGCCGGCCCCTGCTATGACTCCGGCTCCGGCCGCAATGCCGGCGCCTATGCCGGCCGTTGTCCCTACAATGACCCCGAGCCCCGTTCCGGCTCCGATGCCGGCCGCTATGACCCCGGCTCCGGCGCCCATGCCGGCCGCTATGGGCTCGGAAGCCCCGGCAACGGCCAAACCTACCCCGGCCGCAATGGCGCCCGTCCCTGTCCCGGACAAGCCCAAGACGGCAACCCCGGCCCCGAAATGGAAAACCGCTTCATTCTGGATTTCTGAAGTTGCGTTGCCGGTTCTGTTGTTTGTATTGGGGCTCGGTTGGTTCAAACAGTCTTGGGCAAAATGGATGAAGGAAAAGGGAATCTTGGTTATTGCGGACAAGGTTGCCAACGGTTTTGAAGCATATGCCGAAAAGACCCCTGCCCTTTGGGATGACGCATTGGCTCAAGCCTTGAAAGCCGTTGTTGCTCGGTTCGGGGAGTTGTCCCCGGAACAGGAAGCAAAGGTCAAAGCCGTCATTGAAGAACGCAAGCAACAATCCGAAAAGAAGAACGGCAACGGGGAAGAAAAATGAAGCGTTTTCAAACCATTCTTGCCTTGACGGTTGCCCTTTCGTTCCTTGGTTGTCCCGGACTTCCGAAAACGGAAATTGCCAAGATTACAATTTCGGTTTTGCAAACGGGGGTCAATTCCCTTGAAGTCATCGTTGCGAAAATCGAAAGGGAAAACAAAGCGGCTTGCTTGAAACTCGGGCCGGAAACTTCGGAAGCCTTCAAAAAGTGTTACGCCAAGACGGCAGAAATGGTTGAAGCGGTTGACAAGTTGAAACCGCAACTTGAAGAAGCCCTTTCCCTTGCTTCATCGGCAGTCAAGGCGGAAGAACAGAAACAAGCCGGTCAACCCGTTGACTATATCACGCCAATCAAAAAAGGCGTTTGCTTGTTGACCAAACTAGCAACTTGGTTACCGGAAAAATACCGAAAGAAGATTGAAACATTCCTTGCGTTGGCAAGTCAATATGCTTGCGACAATCCCAACGCGGTTGTTCCGGATAGTCCGAACCGGCAACTTTACGTCTTGACGCAAATGAAAAACCTGTTGTCCGAGTTGCTTGGGCAAAGGGTTTGATTCCTACCTTTCACAATTTCCAACAACCGAAAAGGGGATAAGTCTATGCCGTGGTATAGTTGGCTCGGATGGATTCTTATGTTTGTCGCAATGGTTGGCATCCTAATTTACTTCCTTGTCCGGAAGAAGCAACCCGCGAATTTGGCGGAAGCAAAGTTGCGCTTGCGGGATATGGAAGATGAATTGCGAAAAGCGAAAGCGAAAGCCGTTGAAGAAGCGGTTGCCAGGAAGAATGCGGAAGCGGCAAAAGTGGTAACTGAAATGAAGTTGCTTGAAGCAACGCACAAGGAACAACTTGAAGCGTTGAAGGGAAAGGAAAAAGAAGCGTATGAAAAAGCAAAGCAAGACCCTTCAAGCGGGGTCGATTATATGCGCGGCTTGCTTGGTATTGGCTCCGATGATAGCCCGAGCGGCCCCGGCCCCGAGTAACGCGGGACAGATTCAGCAAATCCGCAAGGGGCAAGCGGCGCCTTTTGACGGGGTAATTTATGATATCCAAGCCCATGCCTTGCTTGTTGCTCGGACCAAAGCGTTTCAAGCAAGGCTTACGGTTGAATTGGATTTCTTGAAGCGCAAGATGCAACTTCAATGCCAACAAGAAACCCGGACCTATAAGATTGACCTTCAAACGGCTCGGGCAAAATTACAATTAGAAACCCAAGCAAAGGAACAACAACGGACCTTCCTACTCGGGCAATTAAACCGGGCAAATAAAACCCCTTGGTGTCGGCAACCCATATTCACGTTTTCTATGGGTTTTCTGATTTGTGCTTTGATTACGGGGCTTTCCGTTTACGCTTGGCAAAGCGTTTCCAAATAGTGTTACCGGGGGGAACCCTGCCGGATAACGTTGGGCTATCCGTCAACAACCGAGGAAAGTGAACAAATGAAACCGCAATTGTCTGAAAAGGAAAGGGCCGCGTTGCTTGTCTTGGGGCAGTCAAAGCCGGCAGAATTGGACCCTTTTTCTTCCCATATCCGTAGTGAAATCGGGCGTTTGTCAATGGGTATCGAACAAACCCAAAGCAGGGTTGACCGCTTGAAAGCGGACCTTGCGGAAGCCCAAGACGCCTTGACCCAAGACGTTGGGGCATTCCAGGCAACGGCCCGGACTTACCTTGCCTATATGCAATCCCAGAGGCAAGCCCCCATTCCGGAAGTCCCGGGGGCAGTTGCGAACCTTGCCCCCGTCCCGAGCCCCGAGGGGAGTCCCCAGGAAGCCCCTGGGGACGCGGAAGCCGAACCGGGGACCCCTACCCCTTCCGAGCCCGAAACGGCCGAAGAAGCCCCCAGGGGGGAGCCGGACGGGGACAAAAACCCAAAGCCTGAATCCGACTAGGGAAGGGCCGGGACTCGGGGAGTCAACCGGATAGGTGCGTCCGCAATGCGTTTGATTGTTGATAGTCGGATTCGGCTTGTTAAGTCCAAGTTACCCAAAGGGGCGTTGACCCCGATAAAAGCGGCTTTCCGATACAACAACCCGGATTATTTCCGGAAGCGTAATATGGGGTACTATACCGGGAACATTCCCCGAGTCATCGGGACCTTCCGGGTTGAAGAAAACGGCCGGTTCCTAACTGTCCCAAGGGGCGGGTTGCAAAAGTTGGTTGATATCCTGGGGGAGTTTGGCGCGGAATATAAAGTTATTGACCGGCGCCTTGAAGCGAACCCGGTTGACTTCAACTTTAACCCGGGATTTTCGCTCCGGCCGTATCAGGAAGAAGCCGTTTCAAAAATCCTTCAAGCGGAAACTTGCTTGATTCAAGGGGCTCCGGCTTCCGGCAAAACTGAAATTCTTTGTTGCGCTATTGCTCGGGCGGGGGGACGCGCCGGGGTTCTAGTCCATGACCGGAACCTATTTAACCAATGGGTTGAAAGGATACAATCAAGCCTTCATATTCCGTCCAAGGAAATTGGGCGCGTTGGACTCGGCAAATTCAAGTTGGGTCCGCGTATTACTGTTATGATGCAACAAACGGCCCGAAACAAGATAGACCAATTGAAGGATTATTTTGATTTCCTTGCGGCCGATGAAGTCCATCATTACGCGGCGCGGACCTTCCTTGAATGCGTTGATTCATTTGATGCACGTTTCCGCGTTGGGGTATCTGCAACAATCAAGCGGCAAGACCTGAAACACTTTTTGACCCATGACCTATTCGGGGAAATCGTTTTCAGTATTGGCCGGCAAGAATTGGTTGACCTTGGATACACAACAGAAATTGAATTGCATGTTGTTCATACGGACTTCAACTATGATTATAGGAATGAAGCGGCTTTAAGGGATTATTATGAAACATCTTTTACAGACTATGATGATTTGACAGCAAAGGAAAGGCGGGAAGCGGCCGATGAATTGGAAATGGAACGCAAGGATTTCCCCGAGTATCTTGATGCAATTGCGGGGGACTCGGACAGGAACAACCTGATTTATAGTTGGGTTCGGCGCGAATATAACAAGGGTTCAACGTGTATTATTTTTGCAAAGCGTCGGGAGCATTGCCAACTTTGGGCGGAACGCTTGAAAAAAATTGGTTTGGAATGCGTTGTTTTCTGGGGAACAAAAGGCAAAGCCGGGGAAGCAAAGCGAATCAAAAGGGACCTTCAAAGATTGAAAGCAAGGAAGGTCCGGATTGCAATTGGAACGGTCTTGGATGAGGGAATCAACATGCCGGCCGTTGATGCCGGGTTCATTACCTATAGAAACGCGGGGAACCCCGGACAACTTGAACAACAAGCGGGACGTTTGGCGCGGTTGTTTACCGGAAAGGAAATCGGAAGATTATACTACTTTCACGACACAAACATTGACGCATTTACCAAGGATGAACGTTCCTTGTCAAAGCGATTCAACAAAGTTGTTATCCATGCCAAGACGCGCAAGCGGAAAAAAATACGTCCAAAGGGATAGCATCCGGGAGAACCCGGACCTTCCCCGGGAAATCCGCTTTGTTTTGTCTTGTGCCGAGCATATCCGGCCCAAGTTTCTAGCAGTCCCAACTTGGTTGGTTGCGTCCGGCCCAATGGGTTTGAACCTTGTTGAATTACGGGAGTTGACCGGGCTTGGGGTTATTAGTTGCGAAAATACGCTTGAACGCCTTGCGGCGCGGGACCTTGCCAGGGAAGAACCCTCGGGGCTTCCGGGTGAACCTTCCCGTTGGTTCCCCGTCCTACCCATACCCCATGGCAAGGGCAAGGATGAAAAGGAAGGGAAGGAAGATAGTAAAGAGAATCAGAGTAGACTAATAAATCCCGAAGGGATTTATAATACTTCATCCGGTGACAATCAATCAATTGAAAGCCGGGATAATAAGACCGTTCATAAATCGAAAGTCAAAAAGTTGAAGGGGTCCGGTTGCAATGGAAAACAAAGCGATTTGGAAGGCTTGCCGGGAAACGGGGGAATCTTACCGGCCGAAAGTCTTACAATTGCGGCCGGGACTGCCGAGCCCCAAGCCCTTCCGACCCCTCGGGTTGCCAAGCGGCGCCGAAAAAAACTGAAAGTAAAACTGGCAACGGACGGCAACGGAAAAAAACTAGAAGCGAAACCGAGTCCCCGGGCTTCCCTGTCCGATGATTTGACGGCCGAAACAAAACGCCGGTATGGGCACGGGGGCAGATACAAGACTTACCTGAAAAATCCTAGTGAAAATCCGGGTGTCATGGATTGGAAACAGAAACCAAAGCCGAACCGTTGGGGACCGCTTGATTGGGTTGGTTATTGGTTGCACAATTGGCGGGAATTTTATGACGAAGAAGACCCCAACTTTGTTGACCAAACTTTACACAGAACAATTGCAAAGTCCCGGGAGCGGACTAAGGGGGGGCTTGATATCTATTGGACAACGGGGTTTCAAATGGAACGCTTCCGGGACTCGGGCCGGACGTTTAAGGGCAACGGGATTCAGTTAAAAGAATATATTGATTGGTTGTTCGGGACTTTTCTTCCGGAAAACGCGGGTTGGATGGATACCCCAATTTCAGCAAACCAAATCTTCCGAGTAACCGGCAATTTTTTCCTTGACAAATTCAAGGTTCGGAATGTCAAGCCGGCAAAGGGGAAGAAGAAGCAAAAAGGGAAATGGCATCCCTGGGGGTATTCTTACGATGACTAAACAGGATTCAAAGCCGGTCGGACGGGCAACCGTTGAAGTCCCGGTCAACGTTGCAAATGAACAATTGATAATTGCGTCAATGATGAATGACCGGGTTATCATGCGGGACCTTGCTTCCGCGTTGGACCCTGATATTTTCATAGGTAAACGGCATCAAACTTTGTTCGGCATCCTTCGGGATATGGCATTCCAACGGTTGAACTTTGACCTTGAAGTCTTGGAACAGTTGGGCCGGCGCAAGGAATACGGGGGAAGGCGTTATGTTTCCGAGTTGTTGGAAGCCTATGCCGAGCCCCCGAAGAATCTTGAATTTCACCTTGAACGGCTCCGGCAGGATTCGGTCAAGTTTGCCCTTCGGGTTGGGCCGCTTCAAGACTTGGTTGATTTGAGTGAAGACCCGAGCGCAAGCCTTGACCAAATTTCGGAAGTTGCCCAAGCCGTTCAACGGGAAGTTGCCCGGAAGGTTCGGGGGGGTGTCAAAAGTGGATACCAACTTTATAGGCATTACCTAGCAGACTTGAAAGCCCGAAGGAAGGCAAGCAACTTTGTTCCTACGGGGTACAATTGGCTTGACGAATCCTTGACGGAAGGGCTTGCCCGGAAGAAGTTATCCGTTTGGACGGCAAGACCTTCAATCGGGAAGTCAACCTTTGCTTGGAACATAGCGGACAGGGTTGCCAACCGATACGGAATCCCGGTTTTGTATCTGCCGATTGAAATGGGGGAAGTATCAACAATGGATGGGATGGTTTCCCTTCGGACAGGAATTCATCTTGACCGGCTTATCAAGTCCCCCCATGAAATGACCCGGGATGAATTGGAACAAGTCAATGACGCGGCTTTTGCCATTACCGAAAATGAAAGGCTTTGCTTCTATACCGAGGGATTCACATTTGAACAACTGCCCCGGATAATCAATGAAGGGGGTTACGCGGTTTGCATCTTTGACCTTTGGGAAAAGCTATGCCCCGAAAAGGAACAAAAGGTTATTGCGGCATACTTGGACAAGACCCAACAACTTGCCAAGGATTGTGATACCCATGCAATGTTGATACATCAAACCAAGCGGGGGGTTGAAAAGCGGCAGGACAAAAGACCAACGTTGGAAGATTTGAAAAACTCGGGAGCATATGAAGAAGTTGCGGATTTGTGCGTTGGTTTATACAGGGAATGTTATTACAATCCCGAAATGCCTGAAGATGTTTTAGAAGTAGGGATTATGAAGCAAAGACGCGGGGGGCGTTTGAATTGGCATTACTTCAAGTTTGAAGGTCATATTGGGCGCGTTGGGGAAGAATTGCGGAATTGGACGGGCGTTGAAGACTATGACTAGCAAGGCGGAAAAGCGGCGCGTTTTATTCGGGCTTGACCCGGAAGTTAGAATTGAAGCGTTACGGGAAGTCTTGGACGTTGAAGATTTGTTGGGGGAATTGGGGGTCAAAAACCTGTCCGTTCAAGGTTCGGAAATATGGGCCGCTTGTCCGTTCCATGATGACAGTAAACGTCATTGGTCTATCAATACGGACCCGGACGGGGGGCGTTGGGGGCTTCATTCTTGCTTTGTTTGCCGGGAGTCCGGGGAAGGGGGCTCGGGCAACGTTGTCACTTTGACCCGGGATATGCTCGGGCTTCAACGCTACGGGGAAGCCCTGGGATGGTTGGAACAGTTTGCCGGGGTTGAAGCAACCGAAGAAGCGGCCCTTGAATTGACCGTCAAGCGGCGCCTATTGCGGCGCGGGGGGTCCGGAGTCCGGGACAAGGGGGAAGAAGACCCGGCCGCTTTATATGCCCGTATGAAGCCCCTGAAACCCGATACGGCCGGTTTCCGATACTTGACCGGCCGGGGGGTCTTGCCCGAGCAAATAGCGGCGCGGGGGGTCCGTATGGGCCGGGACCGATACCGGGGGCGCGTTGTGTTCCCAATACGCTCCGGATTGTCCATTGTGAATTTTTATGCTAGAAGTATAGGTAATCGGGAACCGAAGGGGCTTTATGCTAGGAAAAAAGGAACCATTGCAACAACGCTTTGGGGTTTGGAAAAAGCTAACAAATTATATGACTTGTGTTATTTGGTTGAAGGAATCTTTGACGCGCTAACGGGGGAACGTTTGTTGGATTCTTACAACGTCCCTGAAAGCCGTAATATTTTCGCAACGGACGGTCCGATTGTTCACAAAGCGCAAGCCCTGTTATTGCGTCCCTTTCAAACCGTTGTGATTGTTCCGGATATGAAAGGTAAGGCGCGTTCATTGGTTCCAACTGCAAAGGAATTGTTGCGGAACCATCGGCTTTTGATTGCCGAGCCCCCGAGGGGTATGGACCTTGACGATTGGGGACGGGCAGACCCGGACGCGGCCGGGGAGTCACTACGGGCGCCGGAGCCCCTACATAAAAGCCGCATTCTTACACGGGTCAATTACACTATAAGGCGTTGAAATGAATACTGAATTTGTGGATACGGACCCCATGCAAAAAATTCTTACAATTCGGGACCCCTTATGCTATCCTGTCCGAGCGTTAGGGGTTCAATCGGATTCAGAAAATACAAGCGTTTACCACGGGTTAATCCGTGCAATCGGGATTGAAATGCGGAAGAACAACGGGAACAATTTTTTTCATACTTCATATCCGGAATTAGTCCGAGCGCATACAAGCGGAAGGCAAAGGGATATAAACAGGCTATGCGCGAAACTTCAAGTTGACCTTCGGCCGTATGCCGGAAAGTTGGCAAGTAACTATCCGTTCACAACTATTGATATGAATGATTTTATTCAGGAAGGTTTGATTGCGGTTGTTGAATACTTGCCGAAATACCGTTATATCTGCCCTGATTGCGGGGAGCGATTTGAAAGGGTCAATCCATACTCGGAACATTGCCGGGGGGAACACGGTTATTTGATGGAACCGTTGCAGGATATCCGGTCATTCTTATCCGGTATTATCCGGGGTTATATGTTGAATTTCTTGCGGCATCAATTCCAATTGAAGCGGACCCCCCTTGCCGTAATTCATGCTTCCGACTTCTTAGAATCGGACAAGTCCCCGGTTTTTGTTGACGCGGCAAACCCGAACCCTGAAACGTTGGTTGCCTCAAAAGAAGCGGTTGAACGGGTCCGGACTTGTCTTGACCGGGAGCGCAACGAAAAAATCAGGGAGTTTGTTGGGCGCATTCTTGAAGGGGCAACGGCTCGGGAAGCATACTCCGGAATCAGTCAAAGGGGGCTTGCCGCTTCCCCTGAATCTGCCCGGGTAACAATCTATCAGTTGAAACAACGGACCCGGGCTTTTAAGAAATACCGGGAAGTATTGGCGGGATGAAATGGGAACGTCCGAGTTTTTGCAAAAGTTAAAATTCAAAACGCTTGCCCGGTCAATGGTTCGGCTTGGTTTGGACCCTGATTCGGTTGATGACAAAGAAGAAGCCGTTGCTGCAATACATGAACGGTTTGCAGTTGACGGATTGGAAATTGAATTTGAATGTGAGTCTTGCGGGGGGGACCTTCCGGATATAGATTTTTGTCCCTTTTGCGGCGCGGTTTTGTCCGATGAAGAAGAACCCGAACCCGATTTGACCAACAAGGCAAAGGGAATTCCGGGGGAGTTATACCGAGGGGCGCGGCGCGGCCGGTTGCCCAAGGATGAAATCAGAATTGCGGGAACCAAACTTTTAGCCCGGATGGTTGGGGTTCTGGGGATATCACAAGATTATATCCGTTATAAGAAATCGGTCACTTCTTTATGGTGTCATTGGGGGATGTTTGCCCGTTGTTTTCTCGGGACCTTTTCCGTTCGGATTCATTTGCCGTTTGAAGCGGGGGATTATGAAGACCCCAACGGAATTGTTATTGACCTTGAAGCCCCAATCAAAAACATGAAAAGCCGTCTTGCGCTTGAATCATTGGATGAAGTTGAAGAAGTTGTTGGGATACTGAAACAGACCGTTATTCTAAAACGGGAACAGTCCGATTCAAAGAAGAAGAAAAAGCAAGTATCCAAGATAAAGTCAAAAGTCGAGTCAAAACCTAAACGACAAAAGGAAAAGCCAAAGCCCCCGAGCAAACCGAGCAAACCGAGGAAACCGCGCAATGCCTAAGAAACTGAAAACCAAGGGGGCAAAGCCCGAAGCAAAACCAATCAAAAGGGAAGCCCGGGTTTGGGTTACTCGGACGATTGAAGAACGTGGGAAAGAATTGGGCGGGGATATTGCAACGGACTTGATAGCTATCCATGAATTCATTACCGAGCCGGCGCGAATTGGTCTTGAAAAATCATTGCCGATTCAACTTGCAAAATTTTTGATTGCCAGGGTAAACGTTACGGTCATACTTCCATGCTACCTAGAAGAAGTCCGAGCGGCGCGGCAAGCCCTTCCGGCAATGGTCAATGAATTCTTGACCGATGAAGCCGAAACCCTGCCGGACCTTTTGCGGGAAGTCATGGGCAAGTTAGACCTGTAACGAAAGGAAAAAGGAATGCTGCAAGTAATGACTCTTTTGATTGCCCTTCAAGGGCAAACCGTTTCAAACCACGTCCCGAGCGAAGCCGCGTTGGCGGCTTCAATTCAACGCATTGCCCCCAAGTTTCGGCGCGTTTCCTTCCGGGGGGAGTTTGCCCGTTGGTATGCTTCCCGAATTCTGATTGAAGCAAAGCGGCGCAAGTTAGACCCGATTGCTTTGGTTGCCGTTGCTTGGACAGAAAGCAACTTCCTACCATGGGCAAAGGGAATTCCGGGGACAAGACGGGCAGCGGAAGTTGGGGTTTGGCAATTGATTCCCCTGGATAGTCCTGTCATTGCGGCGCGGAAATCGTTGCGGGGATGCAAGCCCCCGAAGATGCTTCCCCGTTGGTTGCGTTCCCGTTGGTTGCGCGGAATGAAGCGGGGGACCTGTCAAGACCAAAGCATTGCAGACCGGCGCCGGAAGATTGGTCGGTTTTCAATTCCCGAATTGCGGGACTATATCCTTGGGACATATGTTGCCGCTTATGAAATCCGAGCCCATATCAATAACGCAAACAAGCGAGGAATCAAGCCCCGATTGATTCCGGGTTGTAAGTTACCACGGGAAACGCAATTGAAATTGTATCAATACGGTCATTACAATACGGGTTCAAAGCGACCCTTGACGTATTACGTCAAACGCCTATGCCGAAGATATGGCATTGTTCAAAGACAAACGAAAGCCTTTGATGCAAAGGTCCGAGCCCTTGCTATCCGGCCTCGGACTCCGGCCCCTGTTCCTCGGACTCGGACGGTTGCAACAACGAAAGGGGGGAGCCGATGAAAGCCCTATTGATTGCCCTGGGGACAACCGCGTTGCTTGCCGCTTGTAATCCATGCCGGCCGGGGGCGCAACGGTGCAACGGAATGACCGTTGAAATTTGCAGACCGGATAAGAAATGGACTCGGGTTCAAGACTGTTCCAAGTTGAAGCGGACAAAAACACCGTTCAATTGTTGTTGCCGTCTTGAAGGCGGGAAGGTCAAATGCGGTTGCAAGGCAACGGTGAAGAAATGATTACCCCTGAATTAGTCCGCAAGTTATGGGCGGAAGCCCTTGACCATTTCGGGGCAAAGTCCGTTGACAAAGAAGATTCGGATTTCATGGAAGCGGTTGGGGGATTCCTTGACGGTATCGGAGTCCTAGACAAAGAAGACTTCCTTGAACGGTTCACGACAACAATCGGCCGGACCATTTACCGGCCCTTTGACATTGGCGTTGAAGATGGGGGTTGGGACCTTGAATCCCAGGTAATGATTTTGACGCATGAATTGGTACATTGTGAACAGTATGAAGACGGGCCGGTTGAATTCTGCGTTGATTACGTTGTAAGCCGGTCCGCTCGGGCAGACTTTGAAGCGAAAGCATACGCGGCCGATATGGAAATCAATTACTTCCTAACGGGGGAATTGTACGATATTCCAACTCGGGCGGCTTCATTGCTTTACTACGGGTTGAATCAATCCCATGTTGACCTTGTAGTTTCCGTAATGGAAAGCATTTCTGAAACTGTTGTCCAAGGGGCTTCCGTCAATGACGTTGCCGCTTGGGTCTTGAATTGGTTGGAAGAAAACGGGGTTGAACCCAATTGACCAACGGCCGGGAATGACCCGGCAGGAAGGGCTTGAATCATGGCGCGGGAAGTTTCTATGTTGTCCCCGGTATGGATGGAAGTTTGGACGCGGCGCCCGGCCGTATTTTCCTATCAACTTGGCTTGAAGGAATTGGGTTACTATGACAAGCGTATTGACGGCATATATGGGAAGGGCTCGGCAACGGCAGTCAAAAACTTTCAAGACAACTTCAATTCAAGACCGGACGGAATCATTGGTCCGGAAACGTCAACCGAGTTGTTGACACAAGCAACCGCGCAAGGATGGGAACCGGGTTTGAAAAAGCGAATCATGGAAGTTATTGCGTTCTATGAAATCGCGGGTTCCCATAATGCCTTCGGCCGGGCTTCAAAGATTGCGGACGGTGCAGGGGCAAACTATGGGGTTATGCAAGCAAACCGTCATGGGTCTTGTTTGCGAATCCTGAAACTAGGGGGTAACAAGAAACTTGCGGATAAGTATTACAAGTCGGACAAAATGACCATTGATGAAGAAATTGCAAAATGGTTTGGTTCCCCTTACGGAATTCAAGCCCAGTGCAAATATTTTGACAAGGTTATTTGGTCCATTGCCAAGCGAATCGTTATGGACCTTCCGGGCGTTGATTCCTGGGATACAAGGGGCATTCCTTTTCAACGGTTGATGTTACTTGCCGTTGATACCGTTGTTCAAAACGGGGGGCTTTACTCCCCGAGTAACAAGCCGTTTTGGCGCAACTCCGAAGGGACGGATTCTCCCAAACTCCGGGAGTTGTTTACCGGGGAACGTTGGGACCGCTTCCTTGGGTCTTGGGTTCCTTATGCCGAGTTGAAGTCCCATTGGGATAATGCTGGGGGCAAGACGGCCGGCAGGGGGGACGAAAGGAAAGCGGTAAACAGAAACGTTATACATGACCTTTGGAACCGAGCCCCGGACAACATTGCCCGGCTTGTTATGCTTGCCCAATACCGGGCGCGTTGTTCATGGTCTAAGTATTGGACGGCCGTTGAAAGGCGCCGGATGACGGATGCCACGGGGGAAGGTATGGTCAACGGCCGGACCCTTCATCTTGCTCGGGACTTTAACGTTGGGATTGATGCCCCGAGTATGCCGGATAGGGAACCGACCCCCGAGGATTTCCATAAGGAAGCCGGGGCCGATATCCTGCAATCCCTGAAATTGTCCTAGCACGTCCCCCAGGGGAGCCCTGGGAAGCGTTTGACCCCGGGGCCGGGGGATTGTGACCCCCGGCCCCTTGCGGCCCGTCATGGGCATTACAGGGACGCTATGCCGAAGAAGTTGAAGGTTCGGACCCAACCCTTTATTCACTTACATAATCACTCGGAATATTCATTCCTAGATTCAATAATCAAAGTCAAGGGGCTTGGGGCAACGCTCCGGCGCCGGGGATTCCGAGCCCATGCCATGACGGAACACGGAAACATTAACGGGGTTTTTGATTTCGTCAAAGACTTGAAGGGGGCAGGGGTAAAGCCGATTGTCGGTTGTGAATTCTACATTGTTCCCGATAGACATAAACGCGGGTTGTCCGATGAAGACAAAGCCGTTGCCAAAGCCGGAGCAAAAGATAAGGGGTTGACGGCAAGGCAAGCGGTCAAAGCCCTTGAAGACTTGCAAGGGGTCCGGCGCCGGAGTCATGTTGTTTGCTTGGCAAAGAATAACGCGGGTTGGCGGAAGTTGATTCGGGCGGTTGAATTGGCCCATGCCGAAGGGTTCTATTACTTCCCTCGGATTGACTATCCTATCCTAAAAAAACTTGCGCCGGACGTTGTTGTCTTGACGGCTTGCTTGGGGGGTGTTCCCGGTCAACTGATTGCGCGGGGGGATTACAAGGGTGCGTTGTCATGGTCCGAAGAAATGGTTGACTGTTTCGGTTCGGACTTTTTCATTGAAATCCAACCGAATGACATTGATACCCAAGTTGATATGAATCCCCAGTTGATTCGGCTTGCCAGGGAATCGGGCGCGGGATTGGTCGCAACCAATGACGTTCATTATTTGAACCCCGAGGATTATGAAACCCATGATATCTTGCTTGCGCTCCGGGAATCCCAGGGGGGCAAGTCCGTTTTGGTTACGGATGAAAAGCGTTTCAGGTATCCAACTAATCAGTTGTATCTGAAAAGCCGGGCGGAAATGGAAAAGTCATTCAAGAAATTTCATCCGGAAATTGATACGGCAGTTTGGACCCGAGCCCTTGACGTAACAGTTGACATTGCGGAACGCATTGAACCGGACGTTTTGGAATACCGAAAAGGGGTCTTACCCCTGTTGAAGATTGAAGACAAGTATGACGGGGAGCCGGACAAGAAACTTTGGGGGTTGGTTCGGGACGGTTGGAAATGGCGCGGTATCAATGAAAAGAGCAAGGGCAAAACCGGAATCATTGATTGGGTTGACGGGGAGCTCCCGAGGGAAGCCCCCTTGCGGGAAGTATATTCGGAACGGGTCAAGTTTGAAATGGATATGATAACCCGTTTGGGTTTCTCCCGTTACTTCCTTGTCATTTGGGACTTGGTAAAATATGCGCGGCGCAACGGAATCAGGGTTGGGCCGGGACGCGGAAGCGTTGGGGGTTCCCTTGTTGCATTTCTTCTAGGTATCACTGCCCTTGATTCTGTGAAATATGCTTGTCCGTTTTCCCGCTTCATCAACTCGGACCGGATTGACTATCCGGATATTGACCTTGACTTTGCCGGCGCGGCGCGGGACAGAATCAAGCGTTACTTGATAGCGCGTTACGGACGTTCCCGCGTTGCCGGAATTTCAACCTTCGGCCGGATGAAGGGCCGGCTTGTATTAAAAGACGTTGGCCGGGTCCATGACGTTCCTTGGCAGAAAACGGAGTCCGTTACCAAGTTGGTTCTTCAACGTCCGGACGGGGATGAACGGGCGTTTTCATGCCTTGCGGACACGTTTACCGAGTTTCCTGAAACGCAATGGTATAAAAGGAAATGGCCCCATGTTGTAAATCATGCCGTGAAACTTGAAGGGAACGTCCGGCAACTCGGGGTTCACGCGGCCGGTCTTGTCATATCGGATGAACCGTTGCGTAACCTTGTCCCTGTTCAAATGCAAAAGGCGGGAAAGGGGGAATACCTTGTTGGATGGGACAAGCGACAAGTTGAAGCGGTCGGTTTATTGAAGTTGGATATTCTCGGAATTAACGGTTTGCAATATATCCAGCGTTGCATTGACTTGGTTGAAGAACGGACGGGGGAGAAAATCGAACCCGAGGATTGGGGGGAATTAGATGACCCGGAAGTTTACCGAAACTTTGCGGAAGGCAATACCGAATTGGTTTGGCAAATGAATCAGTTTGGGGCAATCCGTTTGTTGAAACGATTGCGCCCGGACAAGTTTGACCATTTGGTTGCAACAACTTCTTTGATTAGACCCGGCCCCCAGAATGCTGGTATAACAGACGAATATGTCAAGCGGCGCCATGGGGAAAAAACCAAGTCCCTTCATCCGATGCTTGATGAAATCCTTGACGCAACCCATGGGTTAATGGTTTATCAGGAAGATGTTATCAAAATTGTTCACGACATTGGGGGATTTACCTGGGGGGAAGCGGACAGAATCCGAAAGGACATTGGGAAGAAAAAAGGCGTTGAATATTTGCGCCGGACTTACCTTGACCGTTTCGTTGAAGGCGCGGCGCGGTTTGAAGTCCCCGAACGGACCGCTTCAAAACTATGGAATCAGATTGCCGAGTTTGGACAATATGGTTTCAACCGAGCCCATGCAACGGGGTATTCAATCCTTTCATATTGGACAATGTATCTGAAAATTCATTACCCCCTTGAATTTATGACTTCGGCATTGGAAGCCGAATCGGACGCGGAAAAGCGGCGCCTATATATCCGGGAAGCAAAACGGCTCGGGCTAACGGTTACGGCTCCGGACGTTAATATTTCAGGTTTCAGTTACGTCATTGACCCGGACTTGCCCAATACCATCCGGGCCGGCTTGGTTGACGTGAAAGGGGTTGGGGCAAAAACGGTTGACAAGATTGTTGCCGGCGCCCCTTACAAATCCTTTCGGGACTTCATTGACCGGAGCGGCGCCAACCGAACGGCCGTTGTTGCCTTCCTAAGAATCGGAGCCCTTGACCGTCTTGTTGAAGACCCGAAACACGTTGAAGCAAACGTCATTGATATCCTGAAAATTCGGACGCGGAAGAAGCCCCATCTTAAAGACAAGTATTGGAGCAAGGTAGAAGATGAAGGCTTGTTGAAGGTCCCCGAAGATGCCTTGACGGCAGACTTGAACGCGGGACAATACACGGGGGAAGAACGGGAAAAATATCAACTTGAATTGGTATCACTTCCCCCGAGTATTCATCCGGCCCGTAAAGCCGTTGATTGGTTGACGGAACGTTGCGAACATATAACCTTTCAACCAATCGGCCGGTTTGAATCCCTGTTTGATGGGGAGTTTTCTTCAATTTATCATGCCTTCGTTGGGACGGTAACAAAGGTAAAATTCTATCAGGAATCCCGGCCGGGCGCCCAAGGTCCGGGCTCGGAAGATGAAGACGGAAATTCTTACGAAAACAGAATTGGAAAGGTAATTCTTGAAGATGACACGGGAGCCCTAACGCTACGGACTTCCGTTGCCCAACTTGGGCGCATTGGCGCCGGGAATCTTGCGGTTGGAAAATTGCTTGCCGTTGTTGGACATAGCATAGGATTCTGGAAACTCGGGGCCGGGGAAGTTGTTGACCTGGGGGCGTTGATGGAACCCGGAGCAACGCGCCCCGAGCCCGGGACCCCGGAAGCCTTTATTATGCGGGACCCCTTTGCCGGGTTCCGTTCATGGTTGGAAAACAGGGAAGCAATCAAGAATTTTGAACAGGGTAAGCGGAAGTTTCGGACTTGCGTTTTTATCGTTTCGGCGGAAACAAGGTTGACAAAAAAGCGTCAACGTATGATGACCATTTGTTGCCAGGATTGGACCGGCGCCTTTCGGGACGTTGTATTGTGGCCAAGCGATTACACAACATATGCAAAGCGAATTAAGCCCGGGACCTTGACGCTTCTTCATTTGAAAAGCCGCGTTGAACACGGTAAGACGCGCCGATATTTTTTGAATACTTCATCCGGCAAAAGTCCTGTCATGTCCTTTGAACGCTATTATCAAGCGAATACCGAGGGGGATGATTGATGCCCAAGAAACTGAAAAAGATTCGGAAGAAGTTGAAGCAACAAGACGCGCCGGAAAAGCCGGCGCCCATTGCCCCTCCCCATCCTACCCGTTACAGTGTTTTGAATGATGAATTGAATCATTTGGCAATAGCGGAAGTCTACCCCAAATTATTGGAGCGATTACAAACGGACTTGAAAACTTCCGGGGAATCTGTTTTGCGTCAACTGATTGGGGACGCGCCGGAAGATATGCGCCTTGCCGGATTTATTTACGCGGTTGCTTCCGAGGATTATGAACGGGTCAAAGATGACTATGAAGCATTGATGGGAATTTGGGTTACTCGGGCGCGGCAAGAAATCGCAACGTTGAAGAAGAATAAAAAATGGGAAGGCGGGGTTTATACTGCGGACGTTGAACGTTGGGTTGCCGGACATATCCCCGAGCATAAAGCGGCGCGGGAAGTTTTGCGGAAGTCCCAACGATTGCGGGACGCGGCAAGGCGATTGTTTGAAGCCTATGAAGGTAGACTTTCCAGCTTGCAAAGTTACGGCAAGTTGATTCAGAAACGCAAGGGGCTTTTCGTTGAACAAAGGCACGGAAGCCGCGACAAGTAAACCAACCAACGGAAGGAAAAAGAATCATGGACAGGAAGCAATTTGGAGCGGATACAAAGCGGGGGGCCGCGTTTACGGATTGGCGCAAGGATGGAAAGGTTATTTTCTTTGTTCATCCGAAGTCCGAGATTGAAAAGCGGGTTACCGTTACGCTCCGGCGCGTTGTTGAAAATGATGACGGTGAAGAAGAAATCAAGGGCATCCGTCGTTTCTATGAAGGGGACTCGGACATTACCAATCAATTCATTCTTTGGTTGAAGAATGACACTCCGGACATTGACCCGGATGACGTTGTTTTGCGCTTGAAGACTGCCGGGGGGGATGAAGAAGAATACTTGAAGGGGGAATTGTTGGGAATGAAGGGGTATGATTGGCGCAAGCGGTTGATGCGTCCCCGGACTGAATACCTTTTCTGTATCATCAACGTTACCGAAAAGGGGGAGAAACCGAAGGGTCCCGAAGTCTTGGTTTTGCCGTATTCGGCCGGCAAGAAATTAAACAAGGTTTGGGATGAAGAAATTGAAGAATTGGGGGAAGATGAAGGCGACCCCTGGCAAAACCCATATGCTTGCAAAGTTACCTTTGACAAGGATGAACGGGGAACCGATATGTATGGGGCCGGAACGGTCAAGCGTCCGTTGACGGAAGCCGTCCGGGACCTGTTTGATGAAGAAGCGGTTGATATGACGCAATATACGGACCCGGGTTCCGCGCAAGACTTGGATGCGGGAACGTCAACCGATTTGCTCCGGGCAATGTGCGTTGTTGACTGCCCGTTGCTTGGAACGGACGTTGAAACCGAGGAACCGAGTAAGCCGAAGAAGACCAAAAAGAAGACGGCAAGCAAGCCCGAGGTCAAGAATTCCAAGAAACCCAAGCCGGCCCCCGAGCCCGAGCCCGAGCCCCCGAAGAAGTCCAAGCCCGAGCCCCCGAAGAAGTCCAAGCCCAAGCCCCCGAGCAAACCGAAAGCCCCGAAGAAGAAGTCAAGCAAGCCGGCCCCGGTTGACGTTGAAGACGCGGAACCTGGGGAGTCTTACATCTATGAAGATGAAACCGTTGAATTCGTTAAATGGGACGGCAAAAAGAAAATCGGCATTGCCAAGGATGAAGACGGGTTGAAGGTCAAGATTCCTGCCGGGGAAGAAATCATGCCGGCCGGGACTGCCGAGCCCGAGCCCGAAGAAGACGGGGATGAAGACGCGCCGGACGCGGCGCCCGAACCGACAAAGGTAACTGATTGCGTCAAGGGGAAGGAATACTTTACCCAAGATGGGGACAAACTAACTTTTGTCCGTTACAACCATACAAAGGAAAAAGGTGTTTTCTCGGACTCGGACGGGGAACGGGTTTTCTTGGACGGGGATGAATTGGTTTCGGAAGATGAAACCGCTTCCGGCGCGGACCCATTGTAGCCCAAAGCAAAGAAATCGGCAAGCAAACAAACCAAGCCGAAGAAGAAGACGGCTCCGGAGCCCGAGTCCGATGAAGGTGAAGACGGGGATGAAGACGGGAATGAAATGGAAGAATGCCCGGCTTGTGAAAAGTTGGTTGCTTCCGATGCTACGGAATGCCCCCATTGCGGCGCGGAATTTGAAGAAGATGAAGATGAAGTCCCCTTTTGATGGGGATGCGCCGGAAGCCCCATAACGGCCCCCAGGGGACGCGGGGAGCCCTTCGGGGCTCCCCTATCCCAACCAACGGAAGGAAGCCCGTATGCCCGATTTCAACATTACCAAGGGGTCTTCTATCAATGACCTTGACCCCGAGCCCGAAAAGCCCAAGCCCAAAGTCCGGAAGGTCCGCAAGGTGAAGAAGACCAAAGCCCCGGCAGGGACCCCGAGCCCGGAGCCCCGGAGTAAGCCCGAGCCCGAGCGGAAGGAATCCGAGTCATGGTCCGGGGCCGCGTTGCCAGGGGGAGCAATCCCGGATATCAAGTCTGAATTGGATATACTCGGGAAGGGAACGGGGGCAATTCGCTTTGTAGACAAGGCGGATTCAATCATTGTCCCAACCATCCTTCCGGGATTCAATCGGGCAATCCGAACGGGGGGCGCCCCGATGAATTGCATCGCCGCAATTCACGGTCCGAGCAAGGGGGGCAAGACTGCTTTTTGCTTGGGGCTTATGCGTTCCTTTCAACTTCAAGCGCATTTCGGGGTTTACATTGATGCCGAACATACGCTTGACAAGACCTTTGTTTCCCATTGTGGGGTTGACCCCGAGCAAATGGAATATGTTGCCCCGTTGACGTATGAAGAAACAACTTCCAAGGTTGAAAAATACATCAACAACTTTCGGGCCGGCAGGGACAAGGGCAACATTCATCCGAACCGTTGTCTTCTTTTCGTCGTTGATTCAATCAACAAACTTGTCCCCGAAAATGAATTGAAGGAATTGTCCGAAGTCGGGAAGGGCTATCCGCTCCGGGCGTTGATGAACACGGTTTGGATGGATAGACTTACCCCTATTGTTGGAAGCCTTCCGATTCTGTTCGTTGTTCTTGCCCATGAAAAGGTCAAGTTGGATGCCGGTATCTTTGAAAAGAAATACCGGGTCAAAGGCGGGGAGTCTTTGATTTATGATTCAACGATGGTAATCCGCGTTCAAGTTGTTGGAACAAAGAAGCGGACCGTTTCCGGCAAAAAGGTTGTTGTTGCTCAAATCTGTCAAGGCATCATTGAAAAAAACAAGGTTGGGGTTTGCGCGGACCGCTTCCGTTTCGTCATGGGGCAGGGACGCGGGGGTTACCCAATCGGTTTTGACTATGCCGAGCAAATCATAGAAGAAGCAAAGTTGCGCGGGGAAAACTCCCCGATTGTTCGGGGGACCGGGGGAATTTGGCGGCATAACCTTTTGCCGGACGGTCGTATTAAAGGGGACGCGGCTTTCGTTGATTGGTTGCGAACACGACCGGAAGCGGTTGATTCAATGATTGCCGAATTGAATGATACGGCGATTGAAGCCGTTGTTTCCGATGACTCGGAAGAAGATGAAGACTCGGACGAATAACGAAGCCCTTGAACGGGTCTTCAATACGCTTTCCCCCGGGGATATCCAACGGGTCAACGTATTTCTTCGGGACCTGGGGGTTTCCACAACGGTATGGGATCCGGTAATCCGGTTTCATTTTCAGCTTGCCGTTGCCGCTGTAATAGAAGAAATCCGGACGTTGGAAGTTGGGACGCGGACGTTGAACCCGAGTGAACGGGAAACGCTTGAAGCGTTGTTGGGGTTGTAATCATGGCGCGGATTCTTTTTATATCGGATGCCCACTATGGTTTGAAATCGGGGGGCTTTGACCGGACTCCCGAAATTCATTCCATAATGAATGAAGCGGTCAACTTTGCTATCGGGAAGGGGGTTGACTGTTTCATTCATGGCGGGGACCTTGGGCATACTTCAAACCCTTCAAGTTATATTCATGGTCTTTGGGTTGACCTGTTTTTGAAGTTGGAAGGCGCGGGGTTTGAATCACGTTTTTTGCTCGGGAACCATGATGCAATACACCGGGAAGGGAACCCATATGGAAGCCTTGCCCCGTTGGCGGAATTGAACCTATCTAAAGTCAAGCCGGTTGTTGCTCCGGACTATGATTGGATTGATGACAGTTTGGTTGTTTACCTTCCGTTCCTGTCCCGGTCCAATATCCCGGGGAAGGTTTCAATTGACGAATACCTTGACGGTTTCGTTTCCGGACTCGGGGACCAATTTGAAGAAGCCCGGGGGAACGCGATTGCCTTTACACATTTGAATCCGAGCGGCGCGGAAGTCCATGATGATTTTATCTTGCGACCCGTTGAAGCAAAGGTCCCGGACAGTCTTTTCAAAGCGGACATAATGGGGGTTTTCTCGGGGCATATTCACCGTCCGCAAAAGGTCCGGAAGAACCCGGGGCATTGGATTGTTGGGGCTCCGGTCGTTACGGACTTCGGAGATATTCGGGATAAGCGTTTCTTGTTGATTGACGTTGGGGAAGATGACTTGACGGTTACCCCCCATCCCTCGGGGGCAATGCCGCTTGTCCAACTTGAATATGATTTTGTTGACCATGACGGCCCGATTACTTTCGACTTTGACCCCGAGGATATTGAAGGGGCGGGGGTCAAAGTGAAAATCAGAATGACTCAAGACCAACAAGAAACTGTTGACCTTGAAGATTTTAACATTGCCCTTGTTGAAGCCGGCGCCAAATTTGTTAGGAAGATAACCCCAACAATTGTTAGGCGAGATGAAAAAGAAGCCGTTTTGGTTTCGGCTTCTATGTCGGACAAGGAGGCGGTAAAGCATTGGGTCAAGGTCCGCAAGCCGAGCAACTCGGACGCGGTAATTGAACGGGCGTTCCGAGCCCTTGAAGAAGCGATTTGAAAGGGGAGTTGAAATGGATAATGAAATGACTCAAGATGAATTGATTAAATGGACTGAACACACAATGAGGGTTCAAAAGTATATACATGATATCAATATCAGTCATGGATTTTGGGATTCTGAATTGGAAGGTCAAAAGCGAAATGACGCTGAAATGATTGCGCTTATGCACAGCGAGTTATCAGAGACACTTGAAGCATTGCGGGATGGTAATCCCCAATCCGAAAAAGCGCGGGGATATAGTCAAGTTGAAGAAGAATTAGCCGATACCATTATACGCATTTTCGACTTCGCAGCCGGAAGGGGATTGAACGTTGCCGGCGCGATAGTGACGAAAGTTGAATATAACAAGGGCCGTTCCTACAAACACGGGCGCCAATTTTGAATCATGTTTCTAAGGGAAATTGAAATCCAGAATTTCGGAATCATCCGGGAAGCGCATTTGCTTTTCCCCGAGTCCAATCCGGTTGTCGGTTTGGTTGGACGCTATGAAGCCGAAGAAGATTCTGGCCGGAGCAATAGGGCAGGCAAATCAACCTTTGTCGAAGCAATTGAATACTTGTTATTCGGTAAGGCGCGGACGCGGCATCATGGCAAGCTAATTAATCGGACTGCCCGAGCGGCCGGGGAAGGAATGAAGGTTCGGGGAATCTATGTCTTGCAAGACGGGCGGGAAATAGAAATCATCCGGAGCCGGACTAATGACGGCAAGGGGACGGCATCCGTTACCGGCTTTGAAGGTTCGGGCTGGGCAGAAGTCAACGAACGTATTGCTGAGTTGATTGGATTTTCTCATGAGGAATATAAAAATACGGCTTATTTTTCCCAAGGGGATATTCACTCTTTTATGGTTTCAACTCCGAAGGAAAAGCGGGGACTGTTACTTGATTGGTTAGACCAAACACGTTGGGAAGTCCGGTCCGAGTTTGCCAAACAAAGGGCGGGGGAGGCGAGTAACAAGGCCCAACAATTGGCGGGGACCTTAAACGCATTGCCGGAGCCAGAAGGGGACCCGGAAGAATTGGAAGCCCAAGCCGAAGAAGCCAAAGACGCGGCCGAAATTACGCGGGAGGAAATCAAGATAGCGGAAGAAAAACTTGAAGCCCTGAAAGCCGAGTATCGGGAGGTGATAAAAGCGGCGCAAGCAATGGTTGAGCGTAAGCAACTAACGGACCAAATCACGGAAGTTGAAGCGGCTCTTGAAGAAGCGGAAAGGAACGCGGAAAAGAAGTTACAACTTGAAGAAGAAGTCCGGTCCGAACGTAAGCGATTGAAGGAAGTCAAGGCTAAGCAAGCGGAGAAGTTGCAAGCGGCGCGGGACGCATATTTGACGGTTCGGGACGCAAGGAACAAAGCCCGGGACCGTTACCAAGCGGCGAAACAAACGGGTGGGGTTTGCCCTGTATTGAGTGAACCGTGCGAACGGGTTGACCCCGAACAAACGAACAGCTTGAAGGAACGCGCCGGGGAAATGCGGGGAGTGTATGAAGCGGCGCGGGAAGAATTTGATGAAATAAAGGGACGGCAGGAAGAAGAAGTCCTAGAAATCGAATCATCCATTCAAGCCCTGGAAGGCAAAATGCGGGGACTCGGGAACACGGATACCCAAAGGCTTGAAGAAATGCTTGACCGGCTTGACGGTTGGTTGCAAGCCGTCAATAGTAAGATTCCTGACGGGGGAAGGGACGTGGGGATAATCAACAATGAAAAGATGGATGCCGGAGAAGAAATCAAAAGATTGAATAGGTTGTTGGGACAGTATGAAACAGAGGCCCGAGCTTTTCAAGACGCGGCGCAACGGGCGCGGGATTATGCCGAGCGGAAGGAACGGATTGGGAAGTCGCTTGAAGCGGCGCGGCTTGACCTGGGAGCTTGGCAATATTGCAAATTCATGTTCGGGGACCGGGGGATTCCAAACGAATTTATCAAGGGGGCTTTCGAAACGCTTGAATCGGATATCAATTACATATTGAGCCGGATGAATTGTGGCTTGTCAATTGAGTTTAGGCCATACCGAGAAACAAAGAATTTTGAATCTTCTTGCCTTGCTTGCGGTTCGGAATTCTCCCCGAGGGAACGCAAGTGCTCTATCTGCAAAGAACCCCGGCAACGGAAGCGGGTTGAACAACTTGTTTTGATAATCCATGACGCGGCCGAAGGAACCCAATCAGACTTTTCCCTTGACTCGGGCGGGGGGCAAACCCTGATTTCATTTGCCGTCCGGCTTGCCCTATTGTTCTTCAAGGTCCGGCAGGGAAGCGGTGAAGTCCCCCCGATTGTCTTGGATGAAATCGCGGGGATGCTTGACCCCGTAAACCGGCAAGCCGTTATTGATGTTATCTTGCATATTCTAACCGAGGAATACGGCATCAAACAAATTTTTTGGATTTCGCATAATTCAGAAATTCTTGACCTGATTGAAAATGGAATAGCGGTAACTAGGCAAGGCGCATATTCTACGGTTGATTGGATATAATGGAACAGTGGAAAGATATACCGGATTATGAAGGTTACTATCAGGTTTCAAATCTTGGTAGAGTCAAAAGTCTTGCGCGTTGGGTTATGCGAAAGGGTGTAGCGAAAACCAAGACGCGCATTTTGAAAGCCGGACTAGACAAGTCCGATAGACCCGTTGTTGTTCTTTGTATTGATAAAGAACGGATGACAATCCGCGTTTGTCGGTTGGTTCTTTTATCTTTCGTTGGTCCTTGTCCGGATGGGATGGAAGCAAGGCACAAAGACGGCAATCCTAAAAACAATAGATTGAATAATCTTTGTTGGGATACCCCGAAGAACAACCAAGGTGATAGGTTCATACATGGAACCGATACAAGGGGAGAAGGAAACGGAAGGTCTGTTTTGACGTGGGGTTTGGTTAAACAAATCAGAGAACGTTACTTGGACGGCAACGTTTCGCAAAAGCAACTATCAGTTGAATATGGCGTTTCGCATTCCGTAATTAACAAGATAGTTAATAACAAAAGTTGGGTTGAACCATGACCGAAAAAATTGAAATTCCTTGGACCCGTTCCGATTTGCTTTACATGGACCTTTCCCTTTTCGGGGAAGGGTATGAAGAAGAAATCTTCATTTTCCATGACGGGGAATGTTGGGTTGTCTTGCAAGCCTGTTTTGACGGGGACAGGGTTGCCCATATGACCGATGAAGACGGGGAAGAATTTGATGACATTGAAGCGGCCCGATTGTATGCCGAAAGAATGATTGCCAACTATGAAGCGCAAGCGATTAAAAAAGAATCCGAGCCGGATTCTAGCAATTGATAAATGAAACGATTAAAAAGCAAAGAAGTTTGGCGCGATATTTCCGAGTACATTGGAGTATATCAAGTTTCAAATTTAGGGCGCGTTAGAAGCCTTGACAGGAAGGTTACTTATAATACCGGGGTGACTAGAATTCATAACGGGCGAGTCTTAAAGTGTGCTTCGGACAAGGACGGATATAACATAGTTAGTTTATGCAAAAACGGAAGTCAATTGACGTTTCGCGTTGCTCGGTTGGTATTGGTTGCATTTCGTGGCAATCGGGATAACTTACAGGTTTGTCACGGCAACGGTGTTAATTCTGATGATAGATTGAGGAATTTGCGTTGGGGAACGGCGAAAGAAAACAATGATGATAAGATGATTCACGGAACGGTTGCTAGGGGGACTGAAAACGGCGGGGGAAATAAATTGGATGAAATGACCGTTATTGAGATTGTAAGGCTGGTCAATGGCGGGACGCAACAAAAGTTGGTTGCTTCTAAGTATGGTATTTCTCCAAGTATGGTTTGTAGAATAATGAGCGGCGAAAAATGGGCGCATATTGTCAATGCGTAGGAAAAGACTAAAAAGAATTTCCGGAAGGATTCTTGCTATCGACCCGTCGCCAAAGGGGACGGGTATTGCTCGGATTGAAGACGGCATCTTGACCGGCTTTGCCGTTTGCACGGAAGCGGCCGGGACGGCAAAGAAGATTGCTCGGGCAACGCTTCTTCCCAAGGTTAAACTTGCGGACGAAAGCGCAAGGATGGTTCGGCTTCATACTGTCCGGGAAATGGTTTTGTCCCATTGCCGGACTTGGCATCCGTCAATGATAGGATTGGAAGACTATACTTTTGGGAGCGGGGGGAGGGGAGGGGGGCAATTACAGATAGGTGAATTGGGAGGTGTCTTGCGGCTTGCGCTTTGGGAGCACGGTTACAAGGTCCGGACCTATCATCCGGGTTCGGTCAAACTGTTTTGGACCGGGCGCGGGGATGCCGAAAAGGATGATATGATTGAACGGGCAGTTGCGGTCATGGAAGAAACCGGAAGCCCTATGCTTGCCGAGTTTCGCAAAATGGCAAAGGTCTATCAGGAAGCCGTTTCGGATGCCCTGGCAATCGGTTCCTTGCTCCGGGAAGAAATCCGTTTCCGTCAAGGCAAATGGTTGTTGAATGAAGCCCCGGAACATATTGTCCGAGTCTTTAACAGGGTAACGGATTCTATGCCGGTTTGTCTGATTGACCGGCCGTTCATGGAAAGGGAAGAACGTTGACGGAACAGAATGAAGAAACCGTCCGGTCCATGTTGGATGATTGCGTTAATGTCTTGACCATTGCCAAGGAACGCGGGGGACCGGGCTTCAACGATTGGGAACGCAACTTCATCCTTGACATTGATGAACACTTTGAACGGGCGCGGAAGGAACACGGGTCCGCGTTCCTAAGTCCGAAACAGTTTGACAAACTTGAATCACTTTGGAACAGAATATGAACATTCAAGTTTTTCGCTTGGGGTCTCGGACAAGGAGGTAAGAAAATGGAAAATTTGTCGGCAAGTTTCAATCTTATTCTTGAAGACGACAATTGCGTTGAATGCCCCTTGTATAGAGGCATTGGAGGGTTCATGGTATGTCTTCATCCTGCCGTTGATGAAGAAGTTATACTTGCTTCTAAGATAGGGGCAGATTCGGAATATGTAAGAACGCCCGATTTTTGCCCGTTGCTATATGGGTCAATTACAATTTCAAAAAGGGATTTTTCGGTTGGTACTAAACACGAATGAAAGTCATTCATTTTTTTTGATTGCGGGAGCATGGATAAATGGAATTTGACAGGATACTGATTGACGGTAACTATTGGGCGCGAAAATTTTTTGCCGTCCATAAAGAGTTATTGTCCCATGTTGATGGGCGCATTGTGCGAACCGGATTGACTCATGGTTTCTTGCTCGGGCTTGCGAACCTGAAAGATGAATACAAAGGGACCGTCATTGTATGTTGGGACGCGGGGAACACAAGGCGCCGGAAGATTGACCCCGAATACAAAGCCGAAAGGCGGGACAAAAAAGAAGATTGGGATGAAGCGGAATTGTACCTTGACCATTTACAGACCTTGCGTTTCTTCCTGAAATTAACCGGAGTCCGGCAAGCAAGACGGCCGGGGGATGAAGGGGATGACGTTCTGTTTACCCTGGCAAAACGTTCCGAGGGGAAAGCCCTGATTGTTTCCAATGACCATGATATGTATCAAGCCCTTGGGCGGGGTATTTATCAGTTGCTTTCAAAGCGGGACGGGGAAGTCTTGCTTTCGGCAAAACGTTTTGAACGGGAATACGGATTGACCCCGGAACAATACGGGCAAGCAATGGCGGTTGCCGGTTGCTCGGGGGATGGGGTCCCCGGTATCTCAGGGGTTGGAATGAAGACGGCTTGCGATTGGGTCAAGCGTTGGCCCCGGCTTGTCCCTGCTATCCTCGGGGAAGATGAAACTCCCCTTGCCGATTGGTTGCCGGAAGTCAATTCAAAGAACGTTGTAAAAGAAGCAACCCAATTTTTCCCCGAGGGGAAAAAGGGACCCGTCAAAAAATTGCGCGGGGTAATGGAAGAACCTTGGACCGTTCACAAGACCCGGCAGTTGACCCAACTCTATGACGTTTGGCCGGTCAAATTTTTTCGGGGCAACTATGATGAAGATGAATTCATCCTTGCCCTTGAACGCGCCGAGTTGCATGAATGCGAAACGCGGCTTGACTTGCTTAGGAAGTTGCACAAATGACAACGGTGAAGATTGACCCGGAGTTGACCCGGGAAGTTTTTGAAGCGGCGCAAGCCGTCCGGTTGTTGAAGGTCTTTTCAGTTGGAATTGATTACCCTGTTCAAGTTTGCTATTCCAAGGAAGGGAAAGGGACTTGGACCGTTATGATTCTTGGGTATGTTTTTGTTGCCACGACATTACTTGAAGCGTTGGAAATAGCAAACCCGTTGTTTGAAACTTTTTCGGCCGGGCGCAAGGTATGAAAAAGCATTCAAGGAAGTTGTTGAAGAAGCGTTGCGTTTTCTGCGGTAACTCGGGGTCAAGGCTTCTTTACTGCCCCGATGAAGACCGTTGGACCCATGCCGCTTGTTTGATTTATGCCGTTTCTGAAACTGGATTCTTCGGCATGGAAGAAGTTGCCGGCCGTATGGCATACCTATTGATTCAAAGGCGGAAAAAATGACAACGGACGTTGATACCATCCTTGAAGATTTGAATGACCTTGTTTCCGATTGGACGGGTTGCGCGGATTGCGAATTATGCCGGGCTAGAATCAGTCAAGTATGGTTTCGGATGGAAGGGGACCCGGACCCGGGGGGAATCATGTTGCTCGGGGAAGCCCCGGGCGCCGATGAAGATGAACAGGGAATCCCATTTGTAGGAAGGGCCGGCGCAAAGTTGAACCGGCTTGCCATTGAAGCCGGCATTGACCGGGCGTTCATTACCAATACCGTTCTTTGTAGACCCCCAGGAAACAGGAACCCGAAGAAGCCCGAGTTGCGTTCATGTTGGCCCCGGCTTCAACGCACAATTGAAATAATAAAACCAAGCGTTATTGTTTGCGCGGGTAATGTTCCGGCGCAATGGTTACTTGAAACAGACAAGTCAATGCGTTCAATGTCAAGCAAGGTATTCCGTTGGGACCTGGGGGACGTTCATACGGCTCGGGTTATCCCGGTCTATCATCCGGCGTATCTTATTCGGCAACGTTCCGCTTCAATGGACAGGGCAACCATTGACCGTCTTGCCCTAGCAAAAAGGATTGCCGGCCGATGATTAAACGTGCCGAATTGGAAACCCTTTATTGGGGTCCAACAAAACTTCCCCCGGACTGGAATACCATTGATGAATGCGCGGAAGCGTTTGCCGTTGGTTCGGAATACATTGTCCGAGCCCTTCAAGGTTACGGAATTCCCGTCCGGACTCCGGAAGTTGACGCGCATAAATTCGTTTGGGGAGTATTGGAAAACGGTTTCAGAATGGTTGTTGGGAATCATTTTCTATACCAAACCGAAATGAATCGGACTCCGGTTGACTTCTATATCATCAACGAATCGGTTGGAATAGTTGTTGACCCTTCAATCCCGAATTGGGAAGTCAAGACGCTCCACATTGGGAATAGTATGATTGTAAAGGTTGGTTGCTCGGACCCCGAGGAAAACGCGGACCGTCTTGAACTGCAGTTGCGGGATATAGGGGTCAAGACAAAATATATTATGGACGCGGAAGAAGACAACGGGGATTGGTAATGCCAAAGAAGAACGCAAAAGGGAAACCGAAACGCCGGACCAATAACCCAAAGAAAAGGGTCATGCAAGACTTCCGTGAATTCAAGGTGCGGTTGAAGCGTATGATTGACAAGACAAACCTTGTTTGGGAAGGGGAGCCATACGCGGAAGGTTCTGTTTACCGCTTTGTCTTGCATGAAAGCATTGTCAATTTTGTTGTTGGGGTTGCTATCCGGGCGCAAGACTCTGAAGAAGCCCGAGCGCAAGCGGCAACGCTTCAAATGGCGGAAGCGGTCCGGCTTGCGTCCCTGCCGGACCCCGATGAAAACGGCCCCCGGAAGCCAACCGAGGAAACGGACGCGGCTTTTGAAAAATACCTTACGGATTCAGAGCCCGAGGGTATTATTGAACCCGATGCCGAAGAAACGGAAACGGTTGAAGTTGAAGGCGACCCCGAGCCCGGGGAGCAAGGCGCCGAAGAAGACCCCCCAGGAAGCCCGTAACGGCCCCCAGGGGGGCGCGGAAGTCCTGCCCCCCTGGGATATTAGGTCCATGCCAAACGGGACGCTAGACCCCGGAAGGCTTCATTTCTTCGGGCATTCTGTCCAATACCTAATGTCAAGCGGCATCCGTTGGGCTCGGATTCACGCCGATTGGTCTATTACTGTCGGACGCTATGACGGGACCCGGGGGAAAATTTCGGCCGTTGTGTTATGCTCCCGGGACCGATTACATGCCGGGGAGTATATCCGGGCAGTCTGCCGGGGAGCCCCAACCGATGAAGTTTCACTAAATATTGACCAATATGATAAGGAATTATCGAAAGCCGTGAAATCATGGAAAACCTAGCAAAGAAGTCGGATGAACGGGTCTTTATCCTGCCGAGTCATCGGGCAAGGCGTTTCCTCCGGGACGCGGCGCGGCGCGGGTTGGAACCAACGCGCCCCGTTCGGATTGACCGGCGCGGCCGGACGCGGTATGCCGTGGTAATGCTTCCGATGAAAGCGGCTTGAACAATGACCGAGGAACGGGACAAAGAACAGGAACGCGAATCAACTATTACCCCGGAAGAAGTTGACCGAATACTTGAACGCTCCCGGGAAGAAGTTGAAAGGGATTTGCGCCCAAGGTTGCGGGAAGTTTTTAGGGCGCCCCCGCGCCAAATCATCCTTGATTGAGCAATGCAGGTAAAAGAGCCGAAAACCTGGAAATGTCCGGTCAATGATGTTGCCTTTATCAACTTCGGGCCGGTTCAGTTGTATTGCTATCCGGACCCGAGCGGACGGGGGTTCCGATTCAAGGTTGGGTCCAGGGTATCGGACAAGGTCTATTCGAGTCTTGAAGGCGCCCAATATGCCGGTTTGCGATTGCTCGAAAAACTCGGGGAAGCAATCGTTGAAGGGGTCCGAAGTATGCCCGAATATGAAACGAACGTCAAGCCCGTTGATAAGTCGGAACAATTGGATGCTTGGCACATTAGTATATTAGGTGTTGACAATGGCCGGGGTTAATGTAAGAATCGTTTGTCAAGTTTGCGGCCGGCGCCCTATGTACTCCAAAGGGTTTCATCTATTGGAGTTCAACGACGGAACAAAAGAGGTTTGCAAACTGGTCAAGCTTCGTTGCCGTTGCGGCGCGTTGGCATACGGCAAGACAGTTAGTAAAGCTGAATTGAGGTTTCATCAACGAACGGTGTTGATGAATATGTTTGATTTTAAATCAACGCGAAAGACGTTTAAGCCGGGTTGGCGAAATCGGTAAACGCACTTGACTCAAAATTAAGTGGTAGAAATACCTTCCGGGTTCGACTCCCGGACCCGGCAACGCTCGGGGGTAGTCTAGCGGTAAAACCTCGGACTTTGACTCCGATATCCCGGGTTCAAATCCCGGCCCCCGAATAGTGTGGGGATGGTAGTAATCCGCAACAACGAAAGGAAGGAAGCCCATGCTAAATTTATGAACCCCTAGACCCTTTCCCGTTGCCCGGCTCGGGACGCATCAAAGGGAACCTTCCGTCTTGTTGATGCCAAGACGCGGGGCAAGTCGGGACTTTCGGCCCCATCGTTCAACGGTTAGGACACTGGCCTTTCACGCCGGCGATACGGGTTCAAATCCCGTTGGGGTCATTATTGAAAACCAGAGAGTTTGGAGCCCGAACAATGCCAAGAAAAAAAATCAAGATGGTTGAAGTTGACCTTTCATGTTTTCCGGAATGTCCCGAGGGGCAATCCCTTCAGGACGCGCAACAAGACGTTGTTGATTGTCTGGAAATGGGGGACGGTTGCGATTGCCCATTATGCGGCCGGGTGGTCAAGGCTTATCATCGGAAACTTGCCCCGGTTATTGTTGCCCGATTGATTGTCTTGGTTGGGCGTTATCTCGAATCAAAAGATTGGGGACCCGTTCCGGATATTCCGGCAGGAAGAAACCCGCAATTTATGAACCTAGAATATTGGGACTTCATTACCGTTGCCGAAGATGCCGAAGGGGAAACAGTTGTCAAGCCTACTCGGGAAGGTTATGATTTCATCCGAGGAAAGGCAACGGCCCCTTCCCATATCTTCTTTTTTAACAACAAGCGCATTGGGATTTCAGAAAATCAGGTTTCAGTTGAAGAAGCCCTTGAAGGAAAGTATGACTATTTGGAATTGATGCAAGACGTTCCTATCCCAACGCGAAAGTTGAAGGTCAAAGATTGATGTGTTGTCTAACCTGTAAATGTCCGCTTGATAGCGGGGTTGACGGGGGCGGGGATTGCGTCCGTTGCTTTGACCTGAATTCCGCGTTTGCTTCCCTTGCCAGGGACAACAGAGACGCGGCATATAATTGGGCAATGCAAAAAGCCCTTGACCTTGCCGGGGACATTACGGGCGTTGAACCGGGCTCGGCATACATTGAAGCCGTTGACGGTGAATTGTCATTCAAGACCGTTGAACGGGTCAAGACAAAGGTTGCCCGATATGTTCCCCCGGAGTTGCGAAACGATGACAAAAAAGAAGAAGACTAACAAGCCGCAAACTGTCCAACGGTTCAAGGTTCTTCCGAGCGGAAAGACGGAAGCATTGCCCGAGCCCCCGAAGGAACCCGTTAAAGGGGTCAATCCCGTTACCGCTTCAACGCTTGCGGAACAGTTGCAAAATCTTGACCCCGAAAAGGTCAAGGCTTTTGATGAAGTAATCAAGGGATTATTCAAGACGCTTCAAGCGGACCAACCCCCCAAGATGTTTCAATGCGGACATTGCGGGGGGTTTCATGCTTTTGATATCAACTGTTCCGTTTGCAATGGAACAACCAAAGCGCAACAAGCCTTTACAATGGACCGGCTTGATAAAATGTTTGCCCTTGCAATGTGTCAAAAGTGTCTTGCCGTTTCCGTTGCTATATTTCAATGCCACGGAATTGACCCGGACCGGGCAGACCTTCAACATGAATTGGCGGAAAATGCGAAAGCCCAAAGGGGCGCGGACCCGGAGCCCGAGCCGGAGCCCGGGTGAAAAACATAGCTTTGCAAGTCGGAACCCGATAGATTTTAGGCGGGACCGGCCGGGGACGGTTCTTCCGTTGGTTGCCCGAACCTTCCCCCCTTCCCCCAACGCTCGGGTTGTCCAATCCGGCCGGTCCCAACTTTAGGAACCTGAAAAACGGAACAACGGCCGGAGTAAAGACAATGACAATCGGAAACAATGAACGTATTCCCAGGGGACATTTTGACGGTCAATCGAATATCACCGGAGATAGACCCGAAAATCTTGAACCGATTTTGAACGGAATGTTTGATAACATATCGCTTCAAGGTGCAACGCGGGAAGATATTGATATTTACGTTTCAACGGAAGGCCATGATGAAGCGGGGGACGGCTCCGAAGTAAACCCATACAAGACAGTTAAAAGGGCATTGCAAGACGTTCCATTCATCGTTAGGCATACCGTTCACATTAGAATCCAAAAAGGGGAATACGATGATTTCCCGGCAGTTGTTGAAAGGGCTTATGAAGACATTGGACAACTTCTATTTGAAGGGGTTGGGGATGATACCGTAATTGACGGGACGTTTACCGCAACTGCCATTGAATCAAATTGGCAAAGGGGCTATGAAACAATAACGGTTGCCGGCGCGGGTTGGACCCCGGATGAATTCCGGGGTTACTTTGTTAGCTATAAAAGTACATACCGAGCCGGGCAGTATTCAACTATTTACAAAAACACGGAAGATACAATCATTCTTGTCAAGAATTCAATCGGTTCTTCCCCCCTGGAAAATGGGGTCAATTTTGATATCATTGAACCCCCCGTTTCAATCACAAAGACGGGCGGGGGAATCAGTTTCAGTCGGGTTGGTCAAACGCAATTGGTTGATGATTTGAACGCATTGGTCCCATTTTTCTACTATTCGGATGACCCGGCAAGGGTCGCATTGGGGGGCTTGGTTATCAATGTTGTCCCAATGATTTCTCAGGGGACGGCAATTGAATTTAGAAACGTCAACGCTACAATGAGTTGCGTCCGATTGAATCCAGGGGGAAGGGGCGTTTTGTTTAGTGATAGCAATATAAACGTTGACCCGATTGTGAATAGAGGGGATGGGTTTGATAATGCCATTTATGGTTTTGTCGTTTCGTTTCTGATTGCTGGGGATGATGACGCGGGTTGGGACACTTATATAACCGGCAATTGTCGGATTAACTCTATGGCAAATAGAAACGGGGTATTTATCATTGACGGCTTTGTGAACCTTCAATTAAATTGTTTGTTAAAGCTTTCAACTTGGCTCGGGATTCATTATCTTGGGGGTTTATACATTGATGCTTTGGACCTTTACTCGGCAGATAGCCCAGGATTGATTCTTGGGAACGCTTACAATACCATTGTTGAAATGTTCATTGAAAAGTCATTGGGGGACAATGGAATCAGGTTGAACAACCCGGGGGGGGCAACGGTCATTGACGGATTGCACGGTAATTCGGCCGGCATTCCCGGAAGTGTTTTGGAATTGAAGCGGGGAACGTCCGCGTATCTGAAACAACTTCCAACGTTGACCGGAACGGTAAACGACTATTCCCAGGAAGGGGTTTCTTCGGGGTCCTGGCCGGCTTCGTTGACCCCTTCCCAAGACGGGTTCGGCGGAACGCTTGGACCTTTGTACTAGGGGCAAACAATGGCAATCAGGGTCAACAACCTAACGGACAAAACGGTAACCCTCGAAGGGCATGTAAACGATACCTTGGAACCCTATGAAGTCAAGGTCTATGAAGACGTTGACATTGCGGATGTTGAAGGGGATTCGGTTTACACAACCGGGGAAGTCTTGCTTGAAGATATGGATGAAGTCCGAGCAATCCGGGAACGTTTTGCCGTTCCGGGAATTCCGGCAGGGGTTTGACGGTTGAACGCGCCCCCCCAACATGCCTATTGTCGGACCCGTTGCGCGGATTTGCTTTGGGAAATGGCGGAAGATGAATGCCCCATCATAAACGCCCGGAAACGGGCGTTGCGGCGCCTTACGTCCGACCCCTGGCAAACCCTCGGGATAGAACGGAACGCTTCCCAGGGGACAGTTGAAGCCGCTTTCCGGCAACGTATGGGGGAAGCGTTCCCGGACCCCGAGGGGGATTTGACCCGAGCCTATGTCCGCGCAAGGGGGAAGGCGTTGCGGCGCGTTTCAAGACGGGAGCGGCGCCGGGCTCGGGTCAACCGTCATTTCAACGCGGTTGATTGGGGCTCGGGGTCAATGACGGTTGTTCATAGCAAGGTTGACATTGATGAACATGGGCGCATAAATGTAAGATTCGGCAACGGGGAAGGCATAACGTTTTGAAAAGCAACGGAAAGGCTTTGCAAACGCACCCTGAAAAGACCGGACTTTGACGCGGATAAGATGCAAACAAAACGGAAGTGAAAGCGGTTGCTTACTGGATTTTTCAGTCATGGTCTTGACGGGCGGAAGGGGGACGGGGAACCATGATTACCAATTTGAAAGTAAGTCCCCGAATTCTTGGACAAATCGAACGGCAGCTAAGAAGCGGGGGAAGACCTATTACAGCGGAAGCGTTCGTCAAACAGGGATTTCCGCTAGTCGAAATTCTTGGGGCGTTATTTGCCCTTGAAGAGTCGGGTAGGGCATATCTATCCGTTGAAGGTGAAACACTTTGGTTACTCCCGAAGGGGGATGTATGCTTGACAGATTCAAGACGCTAGGGGAATCCATAGGGAACCTTGCTATTGCATCGGGGCGCCTTGCTTGGGGTATTGCGGCCGGCCCGCTCGGGCGTTGCTACTTTTGCGGCCGGAAGCGGGTTCGGGTTGTGTTCCCGGAAGGGCTCCGGTATTGGAGCGTTGACCTTGTTGGGGGAAAGGAAGCCCGGGAAATTTTGTTTTGTCCGAAATGTGAAAAGGCGTTGCTTGAAAACGCGCAAAATATCATCCGACAATCCGAAAGGAAGGGGTAAAAACCATGACGGAAGCGGAAGTCCTATTCCCGTTTGTTGACCCGGACAAATTCAGGAACATAACCGGGGAACATGAATTGAACAAAGGGTCAACCCGTGAAAGGGATATGGGTAAGGTTTCCCATATCATGCTTCATCAAACGGCTTGCCGCTTGGGATTGAAGCCCGAAAGGTATTATGATGTTGCCTGTCATTGCGCGGTTTTGTATGATGGAACCGTTTTATACGTCAATAACTTGAAGCATTACGTTTGGCATGGAAACGGCTTCAACAATTTCAGTGTTGGGATTGAAATTGACGGGCATTTTGCCGGTATTGAAGGGGACAAGCGGACTATTTGGAAAGGTGGGGGTCGGACCCATGACTTGACCCCCGAACAAATCCAAGGGGTCAAGAATCTTCTTCTTTGGTTGGTCGGACAAGGCGTTGCCCTTGGGGGCGGGTTTACCAACCTAGTTTGTCATCGGCAGGGAAGCGACCAACGGCAGGGGGACCCGGGTTCGGCAGTCTATGAAGCAATTGTCCCTTGGGCTCGGGAAACCCTCGGATTTCAAGTCCCTTGGTATGAAACCCTTGGGTCCGGGTTGTATCTGCCCCGTCAATGGGAAATCGGTTCCTTGTTTGGTTGGGCGGGGAACATTGACCGGACGGGGATTGGAACGGTTCAAATCGTTGTCAATGAAATGGACAAAGCCCGAGCCCCGGACCCGTTGCCCGATGGATACCCGGAGCCCCTTGAAATTGACGGCATGACCGGCCCCAAGACTCGGGCGGGGGTTACCCGGATGAACGGTTATCTTGGGGTTGAAGCGGGGGGGCGGATTATCCCGGACACGGTTGAAGCGTTGCAAGGGGCGCCCGAGTATCAAGACGTTGTTTCTTGGTTGGACCGGGTTTGCCGGGCGCATAAGATACCGGCGCGGTTGCGCGGACGGGACTTGTTTGATGCTCTGGAATCCTACCCCGAGGAACCCGAACCGGCAACCGAGCCCGAGCCCGAACAATCCGAATTGCCCCTTGACGGGGAATGATTAGGGTTGGCATGGTTTCTGCTATAAATATAAGGTAGCAAGTTTGATGACAGAATTCAACCCGCGAATCCGTTCCGATAAAATGGCCCTTTGGTTGCTCCGGCCGGGTGTTGCTGTCCCGGTCCGAATCCTTCGGGTTGAACATACTGTCAACCCCGAGCAAGCCCGGAGCGTTGCGGACGTTTGCTTCCGGGGGGTTCGGGTCCCTGGAATCCCGGCAAGTCAAATCTATTTGCCCTGAAAAAAACTAAACAGTTTCAGGGGGTTCAAACTTTTTTAGAAAATGTGAGAAAAAGGGGGTTGACGGTCTAGCGTTGCCGCGCTATAAATATAGACATGAACAACGCGAAACAAAACAACGGAGCCGGCAACATGAACAAAACAGTTTTCATCATTCCCCAACTGATTGACAATCTTACCGTCAAGGCTTGCCGGCAGTTTGAAGTTGACGGATATGCCTACCCCTACCATCCCGAAACCAAGACTGCCGTTTCCATGACGGATGAAGACGGCAACAACGCGGTTTGGTTCGCTTGCGGCGCCAAAGACTATCGGACCGGAGAAACCTTCAAGGTCAAGGCAACGGTCAAGCGTCATGGAACGGACAGGGACGGCAACAAGCAAACCGTCTTGACCCGTTGCACGTTCCCCAAGGGCTCGGAAGCGGAAGCCGAGTAACGGGGAACGGGGAGCCCTTCGGGGCTCCCCTTGACAACGGCCCCCCAGGTATGTTATAGATATAGGACAGGAACAACGGACAACGGAAAGGACCCCGAGCAATGACGCAAGAAAAAAAAGAAAAAATCCTTGCCTTGATTGCGAAACTGAAAGCCCTTGCGACCAACAACCAGAGTCAGGAAGAAGCAGCCCTTGCCGGGGCTCGGATGCAACAATTGATTGACCGTTACAAAATCGCGCAAGCCGAGTTGCTTGACGTTGACTCGGACGGGGAGCACGAAACGGACCAACATGAATTCTATTCCGAGGAAGGCAAGCGGTTTGCCCGTTGGCGGTTGAACCTTGCTTTTGAGCTTGCCCGAGCGAACAACTGTAAGGGGGTAAGTCAAGCGGGGTCATACCGTTGGGATGCCATGACGGGAACGCGCATCCTTTACCCTGCAAAAATGTTTATCATCGGGACGGAAGAAAACGTTGCCGCTTGCCGGTATGTTTTTCAATACCTTTGCCGGGAAATCGAAAGGCTTTCAGGGATTGCCCTTCGGGAATACAACCGGACGGCATACAGGAAGGGAGGAAAGGCTTTCGGTAATGCGTTCCGAGCCGGCGCGGTTGATTCAATCATCCGGCGTTTGCGGGAACAGAAAAAGCGGTCCCGGCAGGAAGCGGGAACGGCCCTTGTTTTATTTGACAGGGAAGCCCAAGCCGCGCAAGATTGGGTCCGGGACAACATGAAAACGTACAAGGTCAATACGTCAATGCGAGCAACGGACGCGGACGGATACCGCGCCGGGCGGGATGCCGGCAAGCGTTTGAACCTGGGGGGCTCGGACAATGGAAGCATTGGACCCGGCCGGAAATCCTTGCCCCGATAACCATTAATGGGGAGCCCTTCTGGGCTCCCGAAAGGACAACGGGAAATGCCCTTCAAGGTAATCGCAGTATTCGCGGAACGCGGCGCCCAATATCAAGGGCCGATGGGACCTGCAACGGATTGGGTTTTACGGGTTGATACCGAGCCGGCTTCAAACCGTCCCTTTGAATTGACCGTTGCCGTTGCTCGGGGAATGGATATTCGAGGGATAAAGGAAGCGGCCCAACGTTGCATCCGTGATTACATGGGGGAAGAAGCCCCCCTTGATAAAATCATGGTCAAGGAAGCCCGGAGCCGGCGCCCGTGCCCCGTTTCTGTCCCGGACTAGGCAAGGGGACCCGGAACCCTGCCCGAGCCCCCAGGAAGCCCCTGGGGGCTTTTTGTTACAACGCGCCCCCCTTTCGGGTATTATTCCCCCGAGCCCAACGAAAGGGGAAGCCCCATGCCTACCAATCAGGAAATGCAAGACGCGGTTGAAGCCGAATTGCTACGGATTGCCGGAGCCCCGAGCGAAAACACAACGGAAGCCGCTTGCAAATATTAAGCCGCTGAAATGGTTTCGGTTATTGCCTTTGACGCGGACGGTTACTCGGAATTGATTGCCGCGTTGCAATCCGTCCCGGATGGGGCGGAAGCCGTCCGAGGTTATGAATTGTTCGTCAACGCGGGGTTGACGGCCCAACGAATTTCCGAAGAACGGGATTTGACCCCGGCAGAAAACCCGAGCCCGGAAGATGGTAACAAGCCGGCAGATATCCCGGACGCATAGGATGAATGAAATGTATATTTTTCTTGCTTACGTTGCGAGACTTTTGACCGTTGATGCTTTCAGACTGATTGTCAAGCGGGTTGAAGTCCGGCGCAACCGGGCGCGGTATTTACCCCCGAGGAATTGACCAATGATGAACGGCCCTTGTCTTTGTGTCATGGTTGTTGACCTGTTAGTCAATCAGTTTTCCGAGCAATAAAAGGGTTGACTTCCGAGCCCCGTTGACGGATAGTGAAGACTCCCGTTGTTTAAGGGGTCCGGGCTCCGGCCCGGATACGAAACGCGCCCCCAGGGACCCCGGCCCCCAATCCCGGCCGGACTGTTCCTCGGGGCTCCGGTTCGGCGCCGGGCCGTGATTGCGACCCGGTAACAATCCCGGGAAGCCGAGCTCTTGGTATCCGGTTCCCCGAGTCCGGACCCCGATTTTTGACTTACCCCCGGTCCCTTGGTTTCGTCCCGGGTCCGGTGATTTGGCGCCATGACGGGCGGGTTTTCTTCGGCCCCCCCGTTGTCCCCCCTGCCCCGAGGGTTTGCCCCCTCGGGTTTTTTTTCACTTTTTTAAGGATGCCCCTGCCGGAACAACCCTTGCCGTTTGCGTTTCTACCCTGAAGTGTTACGCTCGGAAGTTTGACCGGGAAATCCTCGGGACCATTTGGTTGACCAAATCCGAAACCCTTACCCGGATTAGCTAACGGTAAAAACGGGGAGCCCCGAAGGGCTCCCCTTGCGGGAACAACTTTTTTCATTTTACGCTTGACTTCCGGGAACAGATAAAGGACAACGGTAAACGGAAGGTTCAAGCGGCAACAACCCGGAGCGTTGAACGCTCCCGAACAACGGAAGGAAAAAAACCATGCCGAAGAAGACCAACAAGCCGAGCCCGAAGAAGACCAAGACGGCCCCGAAGAAGAACGCGGACGCGGCCCCCGTCAACGGGGATGCCCTTTACAATTTCCTTTTGACCCAAGCGGGGGGACAGGAAGCGGCAATCAAGGCGTTTGCCGGGGAGCGGTTCAGGTCCATGCCCAAGCGTATGACCTTGGCGGAAGCCCTTGACGCGGCCGATTCCGAGGGTTGGGGCGCGTTGCTCCGGTCCATGACCCTGGGGACCCTTCAGGGGAACGCGGCTCCGAGCAAGGGCAAGGCGCGGCGCAAGCGGGGGGCTTCCGAAGAAGCCCGGAAAGCCGCAATGAAGGTTCTGTCCGGGTCCAAGGGCAAGCCCATGTCCGCTCGGGAAATCGCGGACGCGGCCGGTTTGGACCGGCGCCCCGTTGCCCGAGCCCTGGGGGACTTGGTTTCGGCCGGGACCGTCAAGCGGACCGGAAGCAAGCGGGATTCCCGTTACTCGGTAGCCTAAGCCGGCCCCGAGCCCAACCCGAGCCCCGAGGGAAGCCCCCTCGGGGCTTTTTCTTTGCCCGGAGTTCCCGGAACCTACCTTCCGAGCCCCTTTCCGTCCGAAATCTGTTCTTACATTTGTTGAAAAAGCGTTGTTGTTTCGGGGACTTGAAAAAAAGATTACTTTTTTTTGAAAAACCTGTTGACAATCTAGGGGTCTGCCCCTATATATATATACATGAACAACGCGAAACGAAATACCAACCCCGAAAACGGAGCAAAGAAAATGACAAAAACCTATAAGGTCAATGGTTCTCAAGACGGAATGATTATTTATGGTATCAAAAAGATTTCCGAGTCTGGAAACACTATTACGTTTCACGGTCATCTTTCCGTCATTCTTACCCGTAAAGGAAAGACTGTTCGACGTTTCGCCCGAACCGTTTGGAGTATCCAGTCAGACCTTCACACAGAAGTTGATTAGGGACCCTCTTGGGGTCTTTCGGGGCTCCCCGAGGAACACGAAAAAAAACCATGATTTACAAGCTAACCCCCAAAATGTTGTTGTGGCCGGTCCCTGAAGCCGGTTGAAGGTGGAGACTCGGCAACGTTTTTCTATCAACGAAAATGCCAGGGTTGCGGCCGGTCTTGGACCGTCAAGGTGAATCCCGGAATCAGTTTCCGAGCCGGCGCGGTTGCACACGTTGTTGATTTGCTTCCGGCAAAGAAGGGTTGAATCATGGCAAAGAAAATCAAACGTGACCAGAACAAAGCCGTTGTTTATATTAGGGTTTCGTCGGAAAAGCAAGCTGTTTCCGGACTCGGGCTTCAAGACCAAACGGAGCGTTGTGAAGCCTATTGCAAGATGAAAGGTTTGAAAATTGTTGGGACCTTCCGGGATGAAGGCGTTTCGGCCGGGAAGCCCATTGCTAAGCGGCCGGCCGGTCGGGATATGCTTGACGCCTTGAAGCGGTCTGGCGCCGGCGCGGTTATCATCCTGAAACTTGACCGGGCCTTCCGCAATGCTCTTGACTGTTTGGTCAACGTGGAATCCTGGGAACGAAGCGGGATTTTTCTCCATATTGTTGATATGGGGGGGAATGCCCTTGACACTTCTTCGGCAATGGGGAAAATGTTTCTTACAATGTCCGCCGCATTTGCCGAAATGGAACGGACTTTGATATCAGAACGTACCAAGGCTGGAATGGGTGTAAAGAAGTCCCGGGGGGAAAGGGTCGGACGTGTTCCGTTTGGGAAGCGGTTGGGCTCGAACGGCAAGACTCTTGAAGACTGTCCTGGTGAAATGGCTTGTCTTGACCGTATAAGGTACTTCAAGCGGGAAGGCTACTCTGTGCGAAGTATTGCCGGGGGAATGAACGCCATTGGTTACACTAATAGAGGTAAGCCTTGGACAAAATCAGCCGTTGGCCGTTTACTGGCTCGTTAGACGATAGGGAGGGAACAACATGATTGACCCGTTGATAACTGTTGCCCTGCGTTCAATTTTCAAGATTCGGGACAAATGGGAATATGAGATTACCAAGGTTTCAAAACCGTATGCCGGGGTGGTTCTGTTTACCGTCGGACCGTTGGACGAGTGTTACGGCGTAGCCGAAAACATGGAAACAGCCGTTGAATATGCTGAAATATCGTTGTTCGAGTCATTGAAAAGCGAGCCGGAAATTTTTGATAGCAAGTGGTTATTGCAGTTTGCCAGGGTTGACCTTGAAAGCGTACCATCTCCCAAGACAGAATCCGAAAGAGTAGCTTTGATTCGGCAATACGGACTCGACATTGAAGCCGCGATGGTTGATTACCGGCGCCCCTTCAAGACCGTTGAAGGTTGGATTGAGTCGGTAATTGACGCATTCTCTTTCAGTTTCAAAATCCGCGAGGATTGTGTCTATTGGCAACGATAATAAGCCGTTCGAGTCCCTGTCAAAAAAAAGTAAAAAAAAATAAAAAAGGGGGTTGACTTCTTCGGGAACGATGCTATATTTATATCATGAACAACGGAGAAAACAAAATGACCAATACCGAAATCCTGGAAACCATGAAATCAATCGTTGAAGCCTTAGACCTTCCCGTAAAGGTAAGTCTACGAACCAAGGCGGATTATCGGGGCAACTTGGACCCTGAACCTTCGGAATTATTCGTTACGGCGAAAGACTTTTACAAAAAGGGACTTGCCCCCGTAAAGACTGCCCGGACGGCCCTGATTGACTGGTACGTAGAGAATCAAGACCGTTTCGCGGACCGCAAGGTTATCAATCTTCGCGGACGCGGGAACAAAATTTTCCGTTACACCTATTGCGACCGATATCCCGAGCATGTTTTCTTTGGTTTTCGAATCGTAAACAGGTAAAGGGAATTTGAAAAAAATGAAAAAAGTTTCCGAAAAGGGTTGACAGTACGGAAAAGCCGCGTTATAAATATAGGTATGAACAACGCAACAACAAACGGAGTCGAGACAATGACAAAATCGGACCTTGGGCTTGTCACGCTTACAAATGACTTTCACGGCACGGAAGTCAACCTGAAGCCGCATTCCGGCCGCAATGGATATTATTTGTCCCCCCGGCAGGTTAAAAGGGCAAAAAATGCCCTTTGCGGAATGCTTAATTGTTCGTGCTCTGGCCCCCTTGGCGAACGGGGACAGCAACCTAAACCGGACCCGGACAATCCGTATATAATTTTTCGCTATCAGGAAAACCCAGACGGGTCATGCGAAGTCTGGTTTGAAGACCGGCGTTGACTTGCCCCCCCCTAAGCCCCTGGGGGATTTTGCTTGTCCGGGGGTCCCCTTACCTTGCCCCGAGCCCCCAGGAAGCCCCTGGGGGCTTTTTTTTTGACTTTTTTTCCGAAAGGGGTTGACGGCTCCGCGCCCCCCCCTCCCCGGCCCCGGGCGGCGCTCCCCGCGCCCCCCCCTTCCCGGCCCCGAGCGGAGCTCCCCGAGCCCCCTTCCCGGCCCCGAATGAAAAAAAATCATCTTTTTCCCTTATGATACAGGGTAGTTATCACTTTTTTTGAAAAAAGTTGCGTTTTCTTGTTGACAAACCGAGCCCCCGTGCTATATTTATAACCATGAACAACGCAACAACAAACGGAGTCGAGACAATGACAGAAGAAGAAGCATACGGAAACATGAATTTGAATCGGAGAATTTCGACTTGGTATCGGACCGGTGATAAGGTCACTGTGGGGCCGGTCTACCACGGGAACGGTGAATATGTGTCGGACGGTTATGTTGGACCCTATACCGTGGTCAAAAAACTTGACGCGGCCGGGGATTACAAGGTTTGCCGGGGAGATACGGTTGATGATTGGGATTTGATTATCAACGCTTCTCGATTGACCCCCAGGCAATAACCCCTAGCAGGGGGAGGGACTGTTCCCCCCCGAATACCTGGAATTGTTGCGCTTGTGAAAACGCATGACAAACGGAAAGGATGAAAAGACCATGATGAAGAACGTTGCCAGAGCCCTGGCCCTGGGGACCGTTGCGTCCCTGATTTTCTATTGTAGCGCGGCTTCCCGAGGGATGCCGGATGCCGGAGCCCAAGACGCGGGACCTTCCCTTGACGGGGGAGCTCCGGACGGGGATGCCGGCGCGGACCCTTGCGTTGTCTGCCCCGAGCCCGAGCCCCCTTGTCCGAGTTGCCAACGCTTCCGAACCGAGGATATCCAAACGACGGTTGACGCTTCCGCGTTCATCTCTGTCCCCCATTGGGGAAGCCCCGGGTCAACCTTCCAAGCGTTTGAAAGGGTTTTTGTTGTTGGGGCTTCATATTGGCGGAAGGTAACGGACGGGTTTTGCTCCCCGGTTGTCTATACCGAGCCCCCGGACTTTGCCCCTTCCCTTCCGGTTCCTTCACTCTACTTTGCCCCCGGAGTTTTGCGGGAATGCCGGGTTGTTATTGCCGAGCCCGAGCCCCTAGGCGGTTGATGCCCTAGAAGCCCGGAGCTCTTCCCCCCGAGCCCCTGTCCCCCCTGCTAGGCTATCAAGTTAGAAGCATAGACCCCGAGCCCTAGAACCATAGCCCGAGGGGATGCCCCCTCGGGATGCCTTCCGCTAACGCTACAGTCAAGCCCGAGCCCTTGACGGGCCGCTTGCGGCCCCTTCAACCCCTACGGGGTTGCCCCCTGTTTCTTACATTTTAACTCCTTGAACCAAAATACCTTTTTGGGGTCTTACATCAACGGGATAAGAACGTCAATTATAGGTAACGGTCTAGTTTTTGTAAGAACCGATTGCAACCGATTGTTCAATGATTCCTTTTCCTTCAAGGATTTTTCAGGTATCCCTGCCGTTTGTCTTACATTTCGCCTTCCATCGGGTTTTTGCAACCCTTCCCTTCATCATTCCAATTACTTACAGGATTTTAGCGGTATCCTATCGTTTCTCACAATTGAAGCAGAACACGGAAAGCCCCAAGGGAATCAACGGGAAAGTCTTACATAAAAGCGCAACAACCTTTCAATATCAAGGCGTTAGCAATCAAAACGGAAACAGATTAAAGAAGAAGCAAGGGGAAAGACAAGAGGAGCTCCATAGCAAGCCCGATACCGTCCCCCCTGCCCGTCATTGCCCTCCATCAACCCCCGAGCCCCCACGTTCCCCCATTGCTTCCCCCAGACCCATGCCGGCCCCCTTGGCCCTCTATCCTGCCGGTTGCCTGTTGACCTGGGGTTCCTAATGTGAGAAACGGAAGGGGACGGGTTGATAGGCAAGCCATTTTTTTTCGGACCTTTTTCCTCTGATTTTTGTCGCCGCTTTCCCTACATTTGCCTACATGCCCCCCGTGTATTATTCCAGAGCCCGGGAAGGGATTGCTAGGGCTCCAGCCCTTCGTGACTGCCGAGCTTCCGAGGAGCTCCAGCCCTTCGGGACTGCCGAGCTCCCGAGGAGCTCCAGCCGTTGTCCCGGTTGGGTTCGGTAGCGGGACAGATTCCTTTCCTATGTATCGCTTTTCTTCGGGGGATGCCGGCGCACACATAGAGGAACAATTCAAGGGAAGGAAGAAAAAAAACAATTATTATATTGACGATGGGTACATAACTAGAATTGAAGAAGAAAATCAGGACTTCGGTTGATAAATAATGAGGAGAAGTTGAAGCAATCTTGTTACTGTCTGGCGTGATAAAGGCCGGAAAGAAGCCGGGGGGAACAAGTCGAGTCCCAAACATGGGGGCAACCATGGGAAGAAAAAGACTCCAGTCAACCCAAGGGCATATCTACGGACCATAACCAAGATTGAAAGGAAGTCTTCCGGGGTGACAATGGGATGATTGAACAAGGGAACCTGGTACCTACCTATACCTACACCAGAGCCAATATACCCATATGTAGGAGGGGGTGGGGGGGTGTAGGATAGTGTGGGTGGTGTGCCTACCCCCCCCGTGGGGTTCGCCCGCAAGGGATGCGCGCATCATTTTGGGGAAGTCGCACCTACATCAACCTACACTTGACCGTTAATCCCAGGGGTCCCCCTGAAAAATCCTGCTAAATTGGTAAGCGTTGGGACCCGAGCCCCCCCCCGCTTCAACGGCCGTCCCTGGGGTCCCAACGGGTTCCGTTGCCCTTCCCCCTCGCTTTGCTCGGGGAACCCTGCCGGACCTTCAACCGCCAACGGTAAAAGAAGAATACTAGGGGGAACGTCCGAGCCCCTACGGGGAGCCGGCCGAAACCCCTTAGGCTTCTATGACCGTTGACCTGAAAAGGGCTTCCCGGGTCAACCCTTCCATAAGGGAAAAAAACTGTTACTGAGGGGAAGCGGACCGGGTAAGGTTGGGTCATGGGCTCGGGGGCCGGTTGTTTTCCTCGGATTGAAAGGAACCTTTTTAGGCGCGTCCATGGGAACGTCCGAGCTGGCCCCCGAGCCCATTACACTGGAGGGAAGGTCCCGATGAATAGGCGCCCCAAATGCGCGTTCAAAGACTGCAACAATCCTGTTATGAAATCCACCTTGCGGGGGGACAAGCCGGATGGAAGGGGGCGCGGGTTTCCGTCAAGGTGGTTTCGGAGTAACAGCAATGAAGATTGAAGAAGCGGAAGTCATCTTTGGGAAGAAGATGAAAAACGGGAGTTTGCTTCCGTTTTACAACCGGATGAATTGGTTTATCCGATTTACCTGAATTTCGCAATGAAATATTTTGATATCATACCACCCGAAACAAAACTTTACATTGCGGGATTGATTGTCGAGTCAAAGCAACGGAAGGGAATGGTATGACAAAGCAGGAATTGGAAGAACGGGTTTCGGAGTTGGAAGCTGTCAACGCGCAACTTCAAAAGATGTTGCAGGAAAAACGGGAAGCGGCTTGCTTCAAACAACGGGAAAGGGACAATTGGGTCCGACGCTTTGAAGAAGAAAAGGATGAACACCGGGAAACCCGGGGGAAGGTTCATTCCCTTAAAGCGGACAAGATGCAACTTGAAGAAGCGTTGAAACAATGTCGGTTGACTATTGCCGAGTTGATGACCCGATGCGTCCGGCTTCAGGGTAGGCTTGAAGGCGCGTTGATTGTAACCGGGCATATGCGCTTGAAGGATTCCGGGAAATGACCGTCAAGGTTGTTCAAACCAACGTAAAGGTTTGCGATTGCGGAAGCCAATTCATAACCGGACTATATCCGGCCCATGAATTTACCGAGCCGGATGAAGACGGGGAAACCCTGATTGCCGGAGTTGTTCCCGCTTGGATTTGTCCGAATTGCGGGGAGCATAGCCTAGTCAAGAAAACCGAAATGAATGATTGGTTGTTTGCCGGCATCCGGTTTCAACGGAACCTTGTTGGGACAATCAACATTGCCGAAAGATTGGCCGGTCTTTGTCCCGCGTTTCAGGCAATGCTTCAAGGCGTTGAAGACGGGCATACTTGTAACGGTTGCGGGGATTGCGATGAAGAAGAAGACGCGGACCCCGAGCCCCCGAAAAGGAACCTTCATTGATGCAAACGGTTGTTGAAATTTATGAAGTCCGGGTTGCCCTGGGAAGGGCCGGCAACATTTCCTTCAATGCCTTGTTTTACGGGCGCCCGGAAATTCAAGACGTTGTTGCCGCAATCAATCACAAGCGGGGGGTTGCTCGGGTCTTCAGACTTGCGCCCCCCGATTTGTTCATACAAGCGGTCAAGCGGCTTGGGGTTCCTGCCCCGAACCATGCCCAATATGACCCTTCCGGGGATTGTGTCCATTTGGTAACGGTTGACCTTCATCCTGTCCTTTCGGGGGCTGGTCCAAGGAAACCGAGTCCCGGACGGGGGGGACGGTTGGACGCTTGCCCCTTGTGTCGAAAGTTGCCCGTTTACAAGGTTCATGGAAAATACGGGAACGTTCTTTTTCACGATTGCCCTGGGGAGTCCGGAGCCCCGGAAATTTGGTTCACAACGGAAGCGTCTTGGGACGCTAGAAACAAACGGTTGCGGGAACGTTATAAATGAAAGGGACAAAGGGAATGAAGGAAGGCGCAAACAATATTCGGGAAGCCTTGACGGAATGCGGTTTTGATTGGGACTCCGGAAAGGTATATCTTGCGAACCCGAGCCCCGATGAACACGGGTTGATGGAAGTCCCCCATAATGACCCCGGGCTTGACGTGAAAGGCAATTACTTTGCTTCGGACAAAGGCTTTGCCTATATGTCTTGTGTAATGTCGATTTTCGGCCGGCAAGGCATCTTCCTCGGAAAGGTCCGGCTTGAAGCCGTTGACGTGATTGAAATCAACCTTGACGTTTTCTTTGACGGGGACCCGTTGAAGCAAATGTTAAAAGAAGTGATTGGGGGAATCAAGGTTGTTTCCATGTTGGACGCAACCCCCAAGCCGTCCGGCTTAGAATTGCATATTGTCGGAAGCAAAGACGTTCCGTTCTTTGTTGTTGCCCTGTCCGAAGAAGAAGCAATCAGAATCTTCTTTGAACGCATCCGACATTCTGCCCGGCAATCCGTAGCAAACCGAGCCCTTGAAAATTTGATGGTTGCCGCAATGATGCAAGGCATTGGGCCGGACGGGGACGGTTGCGGGGACCCTGATTGCCAGAATTGCAACCCGAAGGGTAAAGGAAAAAGCAATTGAGGGTTTCGCTTTTCACAACGGTTACAATCATTGTAAAGGATGAAAAGTTGCGTTTGTCCGGACTGCCGGACAAATTCATTGGTTGCTTTACAGGAACCCCGAGCAAGGGGAAACTAATTGAAGCAATCCACGTCAAAGCGGAAATGCAACAACTTCCGGAATCAATGTTGAAGAACGTTTTGAAGGTTGCTTCCGAGTTGCCGGATATAGGTGAATTCCGGCCCAAGATGATAACCCCGTCCGGGACCGTTTCGGTATATGGAACGGAACCACTTTTCAAAGCATGAACAACCCAACTATCAAAGTCAAGTCAAGCCCTGTCCATGCCGGACAGGATATTGCCCCCAGGGGCGCCCGAGCGGCGCCCCTTTTTTTATAGCAGGAAGCCCCCAGGGGACACGTAAGCGGCGCAAGCCGCAAGCAAGGGGGTCTTTCCCCCTTGCTTCCTTTTCCGAGCCCCCAGGGCCGTTTGACGGCTTCAAGGCGGGGAGTCCCAACCGCCCGGCAGGGGGACAAGACGGAAGAAAAAAATTCTTACATTTCTGCCCCTGTCATGGTAATCTTCCCCTAATGTCTAGCCTAGTCCGAGCCCTTGGGTTTTGCCTTATATGTCTAGCGTCCGGAGCCCTGGGGGGCGCGGTATTGCTCGGGCTCGGGGTTGCATATCGTTTCAATTTGGGGCCGGGCTTTGTCCCGGCTTGGTATTGGGCCGGATGCTTGGCAACTATCGGGTTTGGATATTGTCTTGTATTCCTGGCAAGGGACAACGGGAGTAAAGAAGATGACAACGAAACAAGTTGATTGGGAATCTTTTACGCGGTTAGTTGAAGGACCGCTTGAAAAGTCTTACTTCATCCGAGCGGACCTAAAAGGCGCGTTTGAAACCATCCGGTCAATTGTCCATGATAACCTTGAAATATATGTTGACCCCCAATTTATTACCCATTTCAGGGTTAATATCAAGACGGTTGGGCGCATTATTTACGTTGACTTGAACCATGACCTTGAAACCCTTTGTCATTGGGAAGTTTCATGCCAAGCATAAGCCGAATCAACGCGCAACTTGAAAAGATTGCGGAAGTCATTGATACCTTGACAACGAAAGCGTTGGTTTACCGAGGGGAAGAAGCGGAACGTATTGCCGCAACCCTTGGGCATTATGCAAGGGTTCAAAAGGCGTTGCTTGAATCCCAAGTTTTGCTTTTCATTGAAGCAACGGAATCAGACCTTGATATGCCCGTCTTGCCCCTGTTTGTTGAAGACCGGGGTTCGGACCCCGAGGGGGAGCCCGAAGAAGAAGACGGGGAGCCCTTCAACGGGGGATTCATCGGCCGGCGCGGCAATCTTGTTTTGTACCCCCCAGGGGACGGGGAGCCCGAGTCCGAAGAAGCCGAACCGGAGCCGGACGGGGAGCCCGGGACCTTCCCCGGGAAATTAGATTCAGACTAATTGGACAACTTACATCCCCTATTCGGGAACCCTTCCCGAATTGCCCCTTGACTATGCTGGAAATCTAGGTTATATTTCTAGGGCAACAACGGGAGAAACAGAACAATGGAAGCATCATTCATTCAATTGAAATTCGGAACCCGAACCGTCCGTTTGGACCTGTCCGAGCGGAACGGGGAATTTTTCATTTCGGACCCCCTTTGGAAGTCCGTTGAAAGGGACGTTGAAAAATGGCGGAATGGGAACAGTCAAATTATCCCGGAAGTCCGGTTCAATGCTTGTTGTCCCTGCCGAATCTATTTCAACCCGATTTCAATGCGTTGGGACGTTGAATCTTCAAACTGATAGGAAGGGAAGAACCATGCCGAAGAAATTGAAAGGGGGCGCAACCGTTCCCCGGAAGTCTGCCCTTTGGGTTCAAGAGTATTATCATACAGCGGCCGGATTTTGCGCTCGGGCAACGCGGGTTTCCGTTGGGGAATTTGTTGAAGCGGCCCTTGACGCCTATATCGCTAGTCAAAGCGAATTGGAACCGTTGAAGCCGGCCCTTACGTCAATGCGGGATGCGCTCCGGGAAGTTGGGCGCGTTTCTCGGGACATTGAAGACGGTTGACCCTAGTAATGCCCTGGGAAGGCATGGGCGCCCCCAGGGGCGCCTTTTTTTATTGACGGGGTATGATTGGGGTATCGGGCAGGGAAAAGCCCCCAGGGCTCCCCTGGGGGCTTTGGGGTTGACTAACCCTTGGGGGCCGGCTCGGGGGCCGGTTCTTCTTCGGGGATATCTTCAAGCGGACACTCGGGGGGCATTTCATCCTTGGGGACGCGCCGGGGATGCGCGGCATAAACCGCTTGGGCTTGGACCGTTTCCATGGGGACGGAAATCATCATGGTTCCGCCTTGACCGTCCGGAAGGTCAAAAAGGAACAGGAAGGGGCGTTTCGGTTCCTTCGGCGCCGGAGCCCAAAGCAACGCGGTTTGAAGCGACTTGCCCCGGGAAGAAGCCATAAGGATATAGCTTGCCCCGTCAATGACCTTCAACCGGGGGACAATATCCTTGCCGGCTTTGCGCTTGCGCTTGTGTCCCGTGGAAACTCCGGCGCCGGGATTGCTTTCGCCTTTGATTTTCTTTGCCATAATGAAGCCTTCCTTTCGGTTCTGTTTTTCGGGCTTGATTGCCCATTGGTTGCCAACGGGACAGTATTACCGGAATTCCCCGGGTCTTGTAAACATTTTTTTTCGGCAGTCCCCGAAAAAGTTGGGGTTCGGGGTTCCGGGCGTTTCCGTTTTGTCCGAGCGGCGCCGGATAAACCTGGGGGGCAAATTGTCACAAACCGGCCCAATTGTAAGACTATTCAGGGAAAACGTAATATTTACCGATTGTTTCCCTGATTTCCTGGAATCTTTTTCGGGATGATTCGGAATGAAATGCAAGTGATTATTATATATTATCAATTAGTTGCGGGATTTTTTGTCAATCATCGGGAGCCCGATTCCGAATCAAGCGGAACGGCCCCCAACCCGAGGAACAGTCCGGGTCAAGCCGAATTGACGTTGGGCTTTCCTCGGGGCTCGGGCTCGGGCTCGGGCTCCCGTTGGTCAACGCTTGGTATTTCCCATGACCAACCCGCTTCAAGACCCCGGCTTTTGTTTGCCGCAACAACCAATTGAACAACGTGTTCTCGGTTATGTCTGGATACTGTTTCCGAAGTCGCTTCAATAGAACGTTTCGACCGGTTGGTTTTCCCATCATGGACAGGGCAAATGGTTTCCATAAATGCCCGTCTTCAACTTCCCAATAATCCTTTTCCCGCAAGCATTGACGGCAAAATCCGCTTGGGTCTGCCCTTTTACCCAACCTATTACCGCAAGCCGGAGTTTTGCACGGGATTTGTGATTCAAAGGGGACGTTTGCTTCTTTGCATTTTATACAAGTTTGCTGTGTTGCTTTCGCATATTTTCCAATGGTTTTTCCGCAACATATACAAACCCGTTTCGGGGTCCGAGATTCAAGCCGGCCGCAACGGTTACACCTTACCCAATTGGAGTCAACTATTAACCAATCGTTGTCCCCACAAATTTCGCATTCCTTCATTCTTGCCGGTCCCCCCCGTTCTTCTTCATCGTTTTATCCGTTGAATCAGTTGTTGTCCGATTTCCTTACGTTCATCGGACGCTTGCCAAAGGTCATTGTGACTTGAAGAAAAGCCGTTGATAGGGGGTCCATGCAACAACGAAACCAATACCCCAAGCCGCTTGGTTGCCTCTATTGCCGGAAGAAAATCATTATCCCCGGCAACAAGAATGACGCGGTTGATTTGGCGCGTTGCGGATAGTTGGACCATATCCACTGAAAGCATAACGTCAACCAGTTTTTGAATGAAAATTGGGCGCCCGTTTTCGTTGTTTCCTCGGAACACAAGTCGGCCCAAACGGACTTGAAAGCGGGGGATATTTCCCAGGGCTCGGAAGAAGCGTTCTTTTGCTTCAAAGCGTTGTGTTTCTTCCGGCGTTGGTTCCTGGGAAACATATGGGCGACAATGATAGTAATATGACCGGAGCATTGAACCGTCCCCGATTTCCGCAACGAAACGTTCAAAGTCAATTCGGGTTCGGCCAAATCCGTATTCAAGGATTTTGTCAAGGTATGCCCCATCAATGAAGATTGCCGTTTTTCCCATTTTCGTTTCAGTCCTTTGGAATCAAATGTCCGATGATTAGAACCCCGAGCAAATAAAACAAGGATACAATTGCCGCGTCAAGCATTTTGTGTCCCCCTGTTATTGCTCGGGCATAGACCGGGGACGGTAGGCAAATGACCCCGGCAGTTATAAGGATACCCAAGACGCGCAACGCGGTTTTCATTTTTGTTTCTTTCGTTTCTTTGGAGTTGCTTTTTTCTTCGGGGTTGTCTTGCGCTTTTTCGGAGCGGGTTTCTTCTTCGGTTTTGATTCGGCTTGTTGAAGTTGTTGTTGCCGTTGGTTCAAAATAGGTTTTCTTCCGAGTCCCGAGCAATACCTAATGTTCATACAACCCGTTTCAATAAAGTCAATATGAACCTTCAAATGCAACTTCAAATCACAAGCATTGCATGAAACCGTGTTATTGATTTCAATTGGTCCCTGGCATTTTGGGCATAGTTTATCAAGGTGAAACAACCCAAGTATATGGGTAACAACTTCCGGTTTTTCTGGTTTATTAGGCATTGGCTTCCTTTCCTTCGGTAATGGGATATTGTAAGAAACTACCCGGAACCGTAACATTTTCTTATGGTATCGGAATCACTAGGGTCTAGCTTCATAGGCTAGGATTTCCGGCCGGGAATCTGTTTACTTTAGCACGTTTCGCCCGGAAGTATCAGGGGAATTGTTTGATACGCTTTTCCCCGTATGCTATCCCTTGAAGCAAGGTCTGAATCAAATGCGAGAAAAACGCGCCATATCCCCGAAGGTCCGGCGCCCGAAAGGTCAACGATGAATAGTGAGAAAATCAAGGTTCAAGTTGAACGGCAAACGATGGAAGACGCAAGCGTTGACTTGCCGCGTTTCCTTGACGCGGTATATGAATCAATCATGCGAAACTTCCAACTTTTCGGCGCGGAAGAAAAGTTTGATATCTTCCCCGAAGAAGTTTCCCTTTCATCGGTTGTTGTCTACAATCACAAGTCCCGTGTTTATACCCGGGCCGCGATTGCGACCGATGAAGACGGCAACGTTTCCTTTTCAAAAATCGAAAAGGTCCGGCGTCAATGGGTTCCGGCCGATGAACCCGTTGCACGTTCCGAAGGGGACGCGGCGCCCGAGCCGGCCGGGGATTTCTTCCCGGTTGAAATGGTCCGGCGCGGGACCCTTTGGTCCAACGTATTGGGGCAGTAAGTCGCAATGCCGGCAGTCCGGCAAATCCGGGCAGTTTCGGAAACGCTTGTCCGGGTCCAATTTGACGCGCCCGTTATCGGGGAGCCGTCTTGCTTGGACCCGGACAGTTACGTTTTTACGGAAGGGCTTGAAGCCCTGGGGGTTGTTGTATTCCGAGCGGACACGGTTGACGTAATGACAACCCCACAAGAAACGGACCGCTTTTATAAGTTGGATTTCAATCCCGATGAATAAGACGCCAAAGAAGAAGAAGTTGAAGAAGAAGACCGTTTCCCAACAACGGCTTCAATTGGCGCAATTCATCTTGCTTCTAAACAAGGGCAAAACTCGGGAAGAAATCATTGAAGCAATGGGGCTTAATACGAATCAGTTCGAGTCCCTGTTCAATAAATACTACGAAGAAGCGGAATCAGAACAACAAAGCAAAACTCCCCTTCGGATTTTCTCGGAAGTTGTTGGGAGGAAACAACAACTGATTAGAGATTTGGAAGATTTGAAGGATGCCTTGAAGGCAATGAAATGGAAAAATGCCCAAGCCTATGTAGCGGCGGTTAAGACACAATCTGATATGGTTGATTCCTTGGTTAAGTTGGGTCAAGACTTGGGATTAATTATCAAGACTCCCGAACAGTTGTTGTTGGTTGGGGGCAAAGATGCTCGGGAAATGGATTCCGACAATTAGAACTTACCATAATGAAGGAAATGGAACAAATTAGAGGAATGGTTGCTAAGCGGGGAACAAGTGGAAATAAGCGTTCCGGTCAAGTTATTAGTTTCCCCGGTCTTGCCGCGCAACGGGAAAGCCAATAGACGGTGCAGTTAGGCGTTGCCAAACATAAGAATCTTTCGGTACGTCAAAAGCGGAATGAAAATTTGCGTTCATTCCGTCAATTGCGGGATATCAGGAATCGGGTTGTTTATGACTCGGTAATGAATGAAGGAAGGTATGACCTATTACTTGAAGAATTGGGCTATGTCTTTGACCCAATCCATGAAATCCTAATTTGGCATCAATGCCAGCATACCAAGACCCTTCAACTTGCCCCTCGGGGTTGCGGGAAGTCAACCGTTGGGACCGTTGGGTCTGCCCTTGTCAAAATCCTTCGGGACCCCAATATCCGAATTTTGTTTGCGTCCGATATCGTAACCCATGCCCAAGGGTTCCTTTCCGAATTGAAGGAATGCTTGACGCATCCCCGAACGGTTGAAATCTTCGGAAACCAACAAGGGGAAATTTGGAATGAAGATGCTATCAACGTAGCGGGAAGAACGCTTCCGCGCAAAGAAAATACCGTTATGACAACGGGCGTTGATTCAAGCATTACGTCCGCGCATTTTGATATTATTTACTGTGATGACTTGGTTACCTTGAAGAACGCCCGAACCGAGGGAGGCCGGCATAAAGTTAAACAATGGTTTTATACAACGCTTATGCCTTGCGTTACGGATGCCAATACCGAAATCAGGGTATTGGGAACACGGTATCATCCGGATGATTTATACAACCATCTTCTTACCCATGACCCATACTTCAAGGATTCGGCGCAAATCATTCCCGCAATCAAGCCCAAGGATGATTCGACCAACCTTCCCGAGCGTTGGACAACGGACGAATTACATGCCTTGCGGGAATCAATGGGGCGCATTTATTTCAATGCCCAAATGAATCAAAACGCGGCCGGAATTCAGGGTTACGTTTTTGATGATAAGTTTTTCCGTTACGTTGATTCATTCCCGAAGAAGTTAGTTGTATTCACCGGGGTTGACCTTGCGATTGGACAGAAAAAGGAAAATGCAAAATTCGCAATCGTAACCATCGGCATTGACCCCCGGACGTTCAACATTTATATCCTTGATTACTATCACAACAAGTTGTCCCTGAAACAACAAGATGACCAAATTGAAAAGCATTATAATACCCATGAACCCATTGCAATCGGAATTGAAGCAAACGCATTCCAGGCAAGCAAGGTTCAAAGCCTGAAAGCGGAAAAGCGGACTAGTCACCTTCCGGCAATTCCCGTCTTTACGGACAAAGATAAAAATACCCGTATGGACCGGCTTTCGGTTCGGTTTGAACGGGGGGAAATTTTCTTCCATACTTCAGAGAAAAACGGGGAGTTGGAAGAACAGTTGCTAAATTTCCCGAACGGGGCTTACAAGGATTTACTTGACGCATTGGATATTGCTATCCGAACCGCGTTGAAACGGAAGAAAAAGAAACGGGCTCGGGGAAGCGAACCCGGATTGATAACTCCTGGCCGCAAACGTTGGCGCAAACGTCATTGAACGAAAGGAAAAGAAACATGGGAAGCACAGTTGGAAGTCGGATGGAAACCGGCAAGGTTACGGGAACCGGGGCGGAAATCAAGGTTGCTATGCCTGATTTTACCCCCCGGAAGGTTGTTCTTCGGAACGTGGATTCCGGGGATGAATTGGTGTTTGTCGATACGATGAACGCGGGGGAAGGTTTCAAGCGGGTTGCGGCGGGAACCGGCGCTTTGGTTACCACGGGGGGCGTTACCCTTGTATATCAAGACGTTCTTTCCCCGCCCGTTGGCGGGACCCCCCAGGACCCCGGACGCGGTTTCCTGATTGGAACGGATGCCGATATCAACGCGGTTGGGGAAGAAATCCAATGGGAAGCCCATGAATAGGATTTGACCCTTGCTCGGGACTCCCGGTTCCCTTGTTGGCGCCGGGAGTCCCGTTGAAAGTAACCATAAAAGACCGGGTTGATAAATGAATGAACCGAGCGCACAAGTAGTCAATACACCTTTCAACGCGGAAATCGTTGGTAAGGATGGTTCGGTTTCTAACCAAAGAATGAACGTCCGGGTTATTTCCGTTCAAAGTAAAAGGGCCGCGCAAGCGAAAGCCCGAACGGAACGGGGCTCGGAACCGGCGCCCGAGCCGGCGCGGGAAGCTATCAAACGGCAGACTCAACAAGGGCAAGCAACGTCCAACATTACCCCCCTTGAAGATAGCAACGCAACATATAAGGATATAATTGAAGCCCCTTATGACCAATTCGCTTTGGTTTTGTTGGAAGAAGAATCAAACATCTTGCGGGAATGTATTGATTCAATGGTTACCAACATTGAAGGTTTCGGAAATACATTCAGACCCCGCAAGCTAGAAGAAGACGCAAAGAACAAACATCAATCAGAAATTGACCTTGAAGCAATCAAACTTCAAGGTTGGTTGGGCGTTCTTTGTCCCGAAACTTCTTTCATCCAAACCCGGAAGCAAATGCGCCGGGACCTTGAATTGACCGGGAACGGATATTGGGAAATTGTCCGGGACTCGGCAGGGGTCATTATAGAAATCAATCATGTTGCTTCCCATCGGATGCGTCTTACCAAATTGGACGCGGAAGCAACCCCCTACACTGTTCCGGTTATTTCACCGGAAGATGACTATCAGATTAAACAGATTGAAAAAATGCGCCGCTTCCGGCGTTTCGTCCAATTGAATTCCAAAGGTCAACCCGGAGTCTATTTCAAGGAATTTGGGGACCCCCGAACCATCAACAAAAAGACGGGCAAGGTTGGGAACGTTGACGCGGTTACGGATGAAGCAACCGAAATCATCCATTTCAAGATTTATTCGGCGCGTTCTGTTTATGGTATTCCTCGGTATATCGGCCGTTACGTTTCAATCATCGGGTCAAGACGTTCCGAAGAAGTCAACTTCTTTACCCTGTCCAACAATTACGTTCCTTCCATGTTCATCATGGTTGAAAACGGAGCGTTGACCCCGGCAAGCGTTGAACGTCTTACCGAGTTGATTGAAAGTCAAGTTGGTTCGGACCCCAACTATTCCAAGATTGTAATCTTGGAAGCGGAAAACGGGGACGCGGAAAATTTTGCCGGTCAAATGACCAATGCAAAACTTTCCATGTATGAACCTAAGAGTCAAAAAACGGACGAAATGTTCCAAAGCTATGATGCAAACAATCAGAACAAAGTAAGGCAAGCATTCCGGCTTCCTCCTTTGTTGATTGGACGCGCCGAAGATTATACCCGGGCAACCGCGCAAGCGTCTTTGCGTATGGGGGATGAACAGATTTTCAATCCGGAAAGGGAAGTTGTTGATTCCCAAATGAACCGGATTATGCTTGACCAAAAAATCCGTTGGCATTTCTTCCGGTCCCGGACTCCGAATATTACGGACAATGAAGTTTTGTCAAAGGCTATGGTTGCCGCTGAAAAGTCCGGAGCAATGACTCCGCGCCGGGCTAACACTTTAATGGAAGATATTTTTGAAGGGGAATTGGGACCACTTCCCGAAAATATCAACCTTGACCAACCTTATTCCCTTACGTTTGCGTTGGCGCAAAATGCCCAAGTTGTTGCTCCTACCGAAATG